ACGACTCGGACATCAAGAACATCCTGCACGCCTTCACCGCCGCCGCGCCCGCGTGGGCGAAGGTGGACTTCGGTGGCGAACTCGACATCCGGCCGGCGATGATCGAGGCCGCGCAGATCGTCCGCGAGGCGAAGTCGCGGGGGCTCAAGGGCGAGGAAGTGCTGCGCCAGCCGGATCTCCTGGGCCGCGACCCGATGACGGTCGCGATGACGGGGCTGATGCTCCAGAACACGCGGTCGCCGAAGCGCCTGGCGGCGGGCTTTTCCGAGGCCGCGCGCTTCCTGTACGATGAGAAGCAGGCGGCGACCTCGGGCGATATGTTCGGGCGCGCGCCGGCCACGACCGCGGACCTGACGGCCCGCGTCAACCGGTTCCTGGAGGACTCGTATGGCAGCGAAGCACCCCGGATCGCCGCCGAAAATGGCCCCAGCCGCGCAGCCCCGCAACGAGGCGAGGACGGCGCAGGTCGAGAGCCTGACGCACCTGATCGTCGCCGCGGGGAACCGGATCAACAGCAAGGAACCGCCGCTCAAGCGGCCAAGCCCGCCCAAGGGCTGAAGCGTTCCAAGCTGCCCGCGGTCGTCTACCGCGGCGAACACGGCAAGCGCGACGGCCGCAAGGTCCAGACGCGCAACCCGTCCATCACGTTCGTCGACAAGCGCGAGGCCGCGCAGACCTACGCCGACGAGCCGAACGACCGGATTCAAGACAAGTACGCCGTCGACCCGCGCGTCCTGCGCGCGCGCCTGACGCTCGACAACCCGTTCATCGACCAGCCGGACGACCCGTTCATCGGGCTCGACGCGATCCAGCGCGAGCTCGGCGCGGCAGAGGCGAAGCGCATCGCGCTCAAGTTCGCCCACGCGATCGAAGGCACGAACAATTGGGACGAGGGCTTCTCGGCCGAGTACTCGAACGTCGCGGACCTTCTCAAGCGCGACCCATCGAAGCTGGGCGACCTCTACTTCGACGCCTACCAGTTCCTCGACGACCCCGCCGAAGTCGCGAAGCTCAAGGCCGCGGGCTTCGACGGCGCGATCCACGCGAGCAACGGCGACACGTCCGAGGCGGTCGAGTTCAAGGTGTTCGACGAGAAGCAGGTCGACATCCTGGACGACCCGCTCAAGGGCGATGCGCACGCCGAGAAGCTCCCGCCCGACGCGCGGGAAACGCTGTCCATGATCTACTCCGCGGCCGAGGCGGCGAAGCCCGACTTCGACGCCGCCCTGGAGACGATCGCCGCGGCGATCGGCGGCAAGGCCAAGCTGGCGCCGCTCAAGGGCACCGCGCGCGCCGTCGAGAAGATCCAGGCCGACTACGCGGGCGACGCGGCCAGGATCAAGGACGTGCTGCGCGGCACGATCGTCGCCGACACGCCGGCCGAGGCGCGCGAGGCGGTCGCACAGATCCTCGCGGCGTTCGACGTGCTGCCGAACGGCCGGCGCAATCTCCTGGACGATTCGGCGGATCCCGTCGACGGCTACCGGGACGCCAAGTTCAACGTGAACGTCGGCGGCATCGTCGCCGAAGTGCAGGTGAACCTGCCGGCGATGCTCGGCGCCAAGAAAATCGCGCACCCGCTGTACGAGCGCCGCGCGAAGCTGGAACGCAAGCTGGAGGCGGAGAAGCGCGACCCGACACCGTTCGAGGCCCGCATCATCGCGACCCTGAACGCGAAGATGAAGGCGATCTACGACGCGGCGTGGAAGGAGGCGACCAAGGCGCGGAAGCCGTCTTCGCTCACCGGGGCGCCGTTGGACCGCGCCGAGTCGACCGGGAAGGGTCGCGGCGCCTTGCCGTCCCAAGCGGCGCAGTACAGCCCCTTGACGCCCGCGCCGAGCGACACGGGCACGCCTTCCACGTCGAGGAAGGAGGCGCCGGAGGGGAAGGAATCGGGAAGGTCCACAACCCCAATTGTACCCCCAAGTCAAGGGGATAGCGACAATGCGGCGACCGGCGGTTTCTCGCTTGTTGCGCAGACGGAACAGGCCGCGAAGGTCGACGCGGCGATCGCCGCCAAGCGCGAGGCCGACGCGGCGAAGCGCGATCGTGCGCCCGACCCGAAGGGCTTCGCCCTGACCGGCAGCGATCGCGACGCCGACGTGGGCGCCGCGGCCGGCCAGAAGGCGCTGTTCGAGCCCGGCGCGTCCATGACGAAGGCCCAGCGCGCCGAGACGGCGAAGCGCACCGACGACCTGGTGGCGGCGGCGCAGACGGCCGCGCTCAAGGCCGTGGACGCGCTGCCGAAGCGCGCCGACGAGAACGCGAAGGCGAAGGCCGCGCGCGACGGCGCCATGCGCGAACTCACCCAGGCCGGCCGCGTGTCGGTCCTCGCCGCGGCGATCAATCTCGACATGATCCGCGACGGGGAATCGACGCTGCTCGGGAAGCCGGTCACGAGCTACGCCGACCTGGCGGCGGTCGCACAGGTCTACCGCGACCCGCGCTACGAGACGATGCGCTACGTCTTCACCAAGGGCGGTAAGGTCATCCACGAGGAAGCGGTGACCTCGCGCCTGCCGTCAGTAACCGCGGCGTTCGTCGGCTCGCCGAAGATGTTCCTGCTGCGCCTGGAGTACATCGCGAAGTCGCTCGACGCGGACAAGTTCTACCTGATGCACAACCACCCGTCCGGGCGCCCCGAGGCATCGAGCTCCGATGTCAACCTGACCGACTACATTCTCGGAAATAAGGCGCTCGCGAAGCTATACGGCGGGCACGTCATCCTCGACACGAACAAGTTCGGGCTGATCCGGATTGACCGGAAGCGGAAAAGGTTCGTGGCGGAAGTCCGCACCCTCGCGGCGAACGCGCCCGCCCCGGCGAAGGATCTCGGCTACGATCGCGTCGAAAACGAATACGACGTAGCGCGGATCGGCAAGAAGATCCAGAAGCCGGGCATGATCGCGCTCATCGGCGTGGGGGCCGACAACAAGATCACCCTGCTCGCAGAAATCCCGCACGAACGATTCAAGGAGAACCTGCGGACCGGCGCGATGCTGTCCCGCCTCGCGCGGGCGTCCGGAAGCGGCAACGGCATCTTCGCGGTCGGCGTTCCGAACAATCTCGGGCGCGTAGCCTCGGTGGCCGTGTCCAACGGATTCCTGCGCGACGCCATCGTCGATGCGCCCGTGACGGCGGACCCGAATTCCTACCCGATCACGGGTTCGATTCAGGCCGCCGGCATCTTCCCGCGCCACGACTTCCGGCTCGGTGGTCGCAAAGAGGCGCGCGAATACCACGCGCGCGAAACGCTCGACCTGTTCGGCGACCCGGTTCCGGAGCGTAAGGCCGTCGTCGCGCGCGCGAAGAAGGAGTCGCCCGGCGCGATCGCGGACCTGTTCGACGACCTGTTCTCGCAAGGAGGCCAAGGTGGCACCCAAGAAGTACGAAACGATGGCGCGGCGAAGCCTCAAGGAGGCGGACCCGGAAGCGTTCGAGCAGATGCAGGCGGACGGGACGCTCAACGCGACGGTGGCGGCGAAGGCCGAGGAAACGTTCAACGCGGTCGACGCGATGATGGACAGCCTGATCGCGAAGGGGGCGGATCCGGGGACCGCTCTCGTCGAGGCGGAAGCGGCGGTGATTCCGGACCTGCTGCTGACCAAGGACGCGGAGACAAGGGAGGCGGACGCGAACGGGTACGACGCCCCATCGCGTACAAGCCGCCCACGCGCACGGGCGTAAATTTCCGCATCACGCGGCCCGAGACGATCGGGACCGGCGGGTTGAAGCAGAAGTACGCCGGCAACCTCGAAGCGATCCGCGTCCTGAAGACGCTCGAATCCGAGGGCCGCGCCGCGACGCCGGCCGAGCAGGAGACGCTTTCGCGCTACGTCGGGTGGGGCGGCATGAAGAACGCCTTCTACCTCGGCCACTACGACTACTTCGACGGCTGGCTGAAGGAGACGAACCGGTCGGGCTACGGCCCGATGTCGATGGAACGCGGCCAGTCCCCCGAGTGGGCGAAGGAGCGCCGCGAGCTATTCGACCTCCTGACGAAGGAGGAATACGAACTCGCGCGCGGGTCGACGCCGAACGCCCACTACACCGCGCCGCAGATCATCACGTCGATGTGGGACGCGCTCGCGCACATGGGCTTCAAGGGCGGTCGCGTCCTGGAGCCCGCGATGGGCGTCGGCCACTTCTTCGGCCTGATGCCGGACGCCGCGCGCAGCGCGTCGACGCTCGCCGGGGTGGAACTCGACAGCCTGTCCGGCCGGATCTCCAAGCAGCTGTACCAGACCGCCGACGTGCGGGTGCAGGGCTTCGAGCAGGCGCAGTTCCCGGACGGCTTCTTCGACGTGGCAATCTCGAACGTCCCGTTCGGCGACTACACCGTCAGCGACCCGAAGTACAACAAGCACAAGCTGTTCATCCACGACTACTTCTTCGCCAAGGCGCTCGACCGCGTGCGCCCTGGCGGCGTCGTCGCGTTCGTCACGAGCGACGGCACGATGGACAAGATGAACAGCGCGGCCCGCGCGCTGATCGCGCGCAAGGGCGAATTCCTGGGCGCGATCCGCCTGCCGAACGACGCCTTCAAGGCGAACGCGAACACCGAAGTCACGACGGACATCATCTTCCTGCGCAAGCGCGAGCGCGAGGCGGATCCCGCGCCCGGCGAGGCGAAGTGGCTGAACCTGGACACGATCAAATCGGCGGACGGCGACCTGCGCGTCAACGAGTACTTCGTCGCCCATCCCGAAATGATGATGGGGCGGATGACGCGCGAGGGCACGATGTACGGCCGCGGCGACGCAGCGCTCAAGTCGGACGGCCGCGACCTGCCGGCGAGCATCCGCGACGCGATCGCCAAGCTCCCCGCCGACGGGGTGAAGCCGATCGCGACCTCGAAGGTGTTCGACGAGCCGATCCCGGCGCCGGACGACATCAAGCCGGGCGCGCTGGTCGTGAAGAACGGCAAGGTCTTCCAGAAGGGCCGCGGGCTGCTCCAGCCCATGAGCCACCTGGACGCGGCGAAGGTGACGGCGGCGATCGCCATTCGCGACGCCGCGCGCGCGCACCTGCGCACCCAGGTCGAGACGGACGACCAGGCGCGCTTCGACGCCACCGCCGCGGCCCTGAACGACGCCTACGACGCCTTCGTCAAGAAGCACGGCTACCTGAACGAGAAGGCGAACCGCGCGACCATCATCGAAGACTCGGACGCGCCGCTCCTGCTCGCCCTGGAGAAGTGGAACCCCGAGAAGAAGACGGCGGCGAAGGCCGACGTGTTCACCCAGCGCACGGTCCAGCGGTCGGTGCCGATCACGTCGGCCGACAACGCGATCGACGCGCTGACCGCCTCCCTGAACGAGCTCGGGCGCGTCGACCTGGCGCACATGAGCCGGCTGACGGGCTTCTCCGAGGCCGAGTTGATCGGCGGGCTCGACGGGCGCATCTACCTCGACCCGGTGGAACGTTCGTGGCAGCAGTCCGAGGCGTACCTGTCGGGCAACGTGCGCGCGAAGCTCCGGGAAGCGGAGGCGGCCGCCCTGACCGATCCGGCCTTCGAGGCGAACGCCAAGGCGCTGCGCGCCGTCATCCCGCAAGACCTGGTGCCGTCGGCCATCCGCGCCCGCCTGGGCCAGCGGTGGATTCCGACCGACGTGCTGGCGCGCTTCGCGCAGGAGACGTTCGGCACCCCGCAGCGCAACGCCTTCGACATCCACTTCTCGCCCACCACATCGGACTGGCGCGTCACGCCGCGCTCGGTGAACACGGACACGCCGCAGATGCGCGGGGTATGGGGCACGCCCGAACTGCACGCGCTGTCGCTGTTCGAGTCGGCCCTGAACCAGCAGAAGCCGAAGATCCTGATTCACCATTCGGACGGCACCACGACGGTCAACACCGCCGCGACGCTGGCCGCGGCCGAGAAGATCGACGCGATCCGCGCCGAGTTCGAGGCGTGGTGGATGCGCACCGACGACGTGCGCGACGCGCTCGCTCGCCTCTACAACGACGAGTTCAACACGACCCAGCTGCGGAAGTACGACGGGTCGCACCTGACGCTGCCGGGCACGAACCCGCTCATCAAGCTGCGCCAGAACGTGAAGGACGGTGCGTGGCGGATCGTCACGGGCGGGAACACCCTGCTCGCGCACGCGGTCGGCGCCGGCAAGACCTTCACGGCGATCGCCGGCAGCATGGAGTTGAAGCGGATCGGCGCGGCGCGCAAGCCGATGCACGTCGTTCCGAATCACATGCTGGAACAGTACTCGCGGGAATGGCTCCAGCTGTACCCGAACGCGAACCTGCTGCTGGCGCGCAAGGAGGATCTGGTCGCCGAAAAGCGGAAGGAGCTCGCCTCGCGCATCGCGACCGGGAATTGGGACGGCATCGTCATCACGCACTCGTCGTTCCAGAAGCTCGCGATGTCGGACGAGTACGTCGCCAACTTCATCCAGGAGCGCATCCGGCAGGTCGAGGAAGCCATCCTCGAACAGGCTCAGACCCAGGGCGGCGGGAAGAACAGCCGTCTCCAGAAGCGCCTGGAGAAGCGCAAGAAGGACCTGAAGGCGCGCCTCGACCGGCAACTGGCGATGGCGGCGAAGGACGACGTGGTGCGCTTCGAGGAACTCGGCGTCGATCGCCTGTTCGTCGACGAAGCCCACTACTTCAAGAACCTCGGCTTCGAGACGAAAATGGACCGCATGCCGGGTATCGGCACGGCGGACTCGCAGCGGTCGACCGACATGCTGTTGAAGACGGCGTGGTTGAACGACCAGGCGAACGGCCGCGGCGCCGTGGTCTTCATGACCGGCACCCCGATCGCGAACAGCGTGACGGAAATGTTCACGATGCAGCGGTACCTGGGCATGAAGTCCCTCCAGGCCGCGGGGCTCGACCAATTCGACAATTGGGCCGCTCAGTTCGGCGAGGCGGTCACGCAGTACGAGATGCGCGCCGACGGCGGCGGGTACGCTCCGAAGACCCGGTTCGCGAAGTTCGTCAACGTGGGCGAGCTCGCGCAGATGTTCGGGGAGTTCGCCGACGTGAAGACGGCGGACATGCTCAAGCTGCCGGTGCCGAAGCTGCGCGGCGGCAAGCCGCAGTCGATGACCTCGCCGAAGACCGCCGAAATGGAAGCGTTCGTCGCGGATCTCGTGGCGCGCGCCGAGGCGATCAAGACCGGCACGGTCGACCCGCGGCAGGACAACATGCTCAAGATCACGAGCGAGGGTCGCAAGGCCGCGCTCGACATGCGCCTGGTCGACCCGAAGGCGGCGGACGACCCCGAGTCGAAGGTGAACAAGGCGGTCGCCAACGTCCTGCGGATCTGGACCGAGACGCGCGCGGCGAAGTCGTCGCAGTTGATCTTCTCGGACCTCTCGACGCCCCACAAGGGCAAGTTCAGCGTCTACCAGGACATCCGCGACAAGCTCGTGAAGGCGGGCGTGCCGGCGAACGAAGTCGCCTTCATCCAGGACGCGGACACCGACCTCAAGAAGGATCGGCTGTTCGAGGACGTGCGCGCCGGCCGCGTGCGCATCCTGCTGGGTTCGACCGACAAGATGGGCGCCGGCACGAACGTCCAGCGCCTCCTGAAGGCCCTGCACCATCTGGACGTGCCGTGGCGTCCCGCCGACGTTGAACAGCGCAACGGCCGCATGGTGCGGCAGGGCAACGAGAACGAGGAAGTCGAACTCTGGCACTACATCACCGAGGGGTCCTTCGACGCCTTCATGTGGTCGGCGGTCGAGCGCAAGTCGGCCTTCATCGACCAGGTGATGCGCGCGGATCCGTCGGTGCGCGAAATCGAGGAAGTCAGCGACCGCGCCCTGACCTACGCCGAGTTGAAGGCGTTCGCCTCGGGGAACCCGCTCATCCTCGAAAAGGCCAACGTCGACGGCGAGTTGTCGCGCCTCACGTCGTCCCAGGCCCGCCACAACGAGAACGCCTACCGGCTCCGGCTGGAGGCAACGAAGCTCGAACAGTACGCGACGAACCAGCGTGCCTACGCCGAGCGCGCGAAGCTCGACGCGGGCCGCGTGGTGTCGACGCGCGGGGACGCCTTCCTGATGACCGTGGGCGATCGCCGCTACGCCGACCGCGTGGAGGCGGCGGGCGCCTTCGCGCGCGCCGTCAGCGAAGTCGGCATGAACCAGCCGCCGATCGTCGTCGGGCACCTGGGCGGCTTCCCGGTCGCCGTGACGAAGGAGAAGGCGAGCTACGGCGACCATGTGACCGTGCGCCTCGCGCTCCAGGGCGCGAACAGCTACGCGACCACGGCCGGCGAGTCGGCCGACGGCAACATCCAGCGCCTCGAAGGGCTGGTGCGCGACGTGACGGAGGAAGCGGCCCGGATGACGGCCGTGGCCGAGAAGAACGCGGCCAACGCGGCCGTCGCGCGCGCCGAGTCGGAGAAGCCCTACCCGCAGGCCGCGAAGGTCCAGGAGCTACTGGAGCGCCAGCGCGAACTCGACAAGGCCCTCGGGATCGGGGTGGAGGACAACGGCGCCGCCGCGGCGCCCGAGGGCGGGGAGGAAGCGGACGACGAGGCCAAGCCGGTCGCGGCCGAACCGCTGCGCCGCTACACGGCCGGCGATGCCGCCCAGCCGGAAGTCGGCGAGGCTGACCCGCAATGGATCGTCGCCGAGCCCGGCCTGCCGTTCGGGGTGTCCCGCGGCACCGTGTCGAGGATCACCGATCGCATCCAGGACCACCTGACGACCCAGCGCGTCTTCAACCCCTGGCACAAGACCGTCGGCACGCAGTTCCACAAGGCGACCGTCGTGCCCGAGTTCAAGCGGGTCTACGACCAGGCGCAGCGGTACGTCAACGACGTGTCGCGCATCGCGAACGACGCGGCCGACCGGGCGAAGGACCTCCTGCCGAAGCTCGAAGGGCTCTCGGGCGTCCTCAAGATCGGCCCGTCGTCGAAGGACGTGCGCGCCGTGTCGGTGCCGCTGTTCCACGGCACGCTGATCGACGAGCGCGAGTACACCGAAGCCGAGTTGCGCGATCGCTTCCACCTGACGCCGCGCCAGGTCGGCCTCTACCAGGAGTCGCGCGCGGCGATCGAACGGTCGCTGGAAACGCTCTCGCAGTCGGAAATGGCTCGCCTGGCGCGCGGGAAGGTCGACAAGGCGTTCATCGACCAGGCCATGCTCCTGACGCACCACGGCGCGTCCCAGGCCCTCTCTGGCGAGTTGATCCGCCTGTCGCAGGCCGCGACGACCGAGGCGGCGCGCGCGGAGCTTTCCGCGACGGCCGGCGAGATCCTGAACCGGTACGGCCGCGTGCGCGAGTTGATCCGCGAGGGCTACGCGCCGCTGATGCGCTTCGGCCAGTACACCGTCGACGCGGTGCAGGGCGACAACCGCGTCTACTTCGGCATGTTCGAGCGCCAGGCGGACGCGAACGCAATGGCGCGGTCGCTGCGCGCCGAGTTCCCGAACGCCCAAGTCACCCAGGGCACGCTGTCGAAGGAAGCCCACAAGATGTTCCGCGGGATGACGCCGGACACGCTGGAGTTGTTCGCGAAGGCGACCGGCGCCGACCAGCGCGAGGCGTTCCACGAGTTCATCCGCATGGCCCTGAACAACCGCAGCGCGCTCAAGCGCCTGCTGCAACGCCAGGGCATCGCCGGCTTCGACCAGGACGCCCAGCGCGTGCTGTCGGCCTTCATCACGAGCAACGCGCGCGCGGCGTCGGGGAACCTCAACAACGCCGACATGAACGATGCGGTCGAGGCGATCCCGAAGCGCATGGGCGACGTGAAGGACGAGGCGGTCAAGCTCGTCACCTACCTCCAGGACCCGAAGGAGGAAGCGGCGTCGCTGCGCGGCTTCCTGTTCGTCCAGTACCTCGGCGGGTCGGTCGCGTCGGCGGTCGTGAACACGACCCAGCCGTTCATGATGACGCTGCCCTACCTGTCGCAGTTCGGCGCGACCAAGGCCGCGGGCGCGCTCGCGCGAGGCATGAAGGAGGCGGTGACGCGGCCGACGGATCCCGCCACGGCCGCGGCGCTCGCGCGCGCCGAGCGCGAGGGCACCGTCTCGCCGCACGAAATCCACCAGCTGTACGCCGAGTCGATCCGCGGGCTCGGGTCGAACATCTACCTCCGGAAGGGCCTCAAGGTGTGGGGGTCGATGTTCGCCGTCGCCGAGCAGTTCAACCGCCGGTCCACCTTCCTCGCCGCCTTCGGGATGGCGAAGGACTGGAACGCCGAGCAGCTTGCCGACGCCGGCGCCAAGAGCGCCTACGACTTCGCGGTCAACGCGATCGCGGAGACGCAGGGCGTCTACAACAAGGCGAACCGGCCGAATTGGGCGCGCGGCCCGATCGGCGCGACGGTGATGACGTTCAAGCAGTACTCGATCGCCTACCTGGAGTTCCTGAAGCGCCTGCCCCCGCGCGAGCGCGCGTACGCGCTGGGCCTGCTGATGCTGGCGTCCGGGATCTCCGGGCTCCCGTTCTCGGACGACCTGGACGACCTGATCGACACGATCGCGCAGTCCCTCGGGTACAACTGGAACACGAAGGAGCAGAAGCGCGCGTTCATCGTCTCGACCCTCGGGAAGGACCTGGGCGCGTTCGTGCTGCACGGCGCGTCGACGATGCCCGGCTTCCCGCTCGACGTGCAGGGCCGCATGGGGATGGGCAACCTGATCCCCGGCACGGGCCTCGCGAAGAAGTCGAACGTCGACAAGGGCCGCGACATCGTGGACGTGCTGGGGCCGGCCGGCGGGCTCGCGCGCAGCGTCGCGGATGCCGTCACGAGCGCGCAGTCGGGCGAGTTCGGCGCCGCGGCGCGCCAGTTCGCGCCGAAGGCGCTCCAGGACGCGGCGAAGGCCGTCGACATGATCCAGGGCGGCTACGCGCTCGACAGCCGCGGCCGGCGCGTCATCGCGACCGACACGACCGACGCGATCGCCCGCGCCACGGGGTTCAACCCGTCGAAGGTGGCCGCCGAGTCGCGCATCATCAGCGAAGGCCAGCAGACCGCGAACCTGGTGCGCGCGGTGCAGGGCGAAGTGGCCGACCGCTGGGCGACCGGCATCTTCGAGAAGGACAAGGCGAAGGTGAACGACGCGCTCGCGCAGCTGCGCGACTGGAACGAGAAGAACCCCGAAGCGAAGATCCAGATTCGCCCGAGCGACATCGCGCGCCGCGTGAAGGAAATGCAGACCACGCGCAGCGAACGCTTCGTGAAGGCGGCGCCCGCCGGCATGCGCAACGACCTGCGCGAACGCCTGGCGCAGTAGATCGTGGGGTGGTACCTGCTGACCGCGATCGGCGTCGTCGGGCTGCTGGCGACGCCGATCGGGTGGGTCGCGATCGCGCTGTGGGGCGTGTTCTACGTCCCCGCGGCGATCGTCAGCCTGCGTGCTGAGGGGGGTAGGCCGAAAGCCCCGAGCGCCGGTACTCCGACAGGCACACGTTCGACAGCGGGACCGGCGGCTCGCCGGGCGGGAAAACGGTGACATCGACGTAGGCGTCACCGTTCGCCGTGTCGGTGGCGAAGCCGCTGCGGACCGCCGTGACGATCGCCGCCATCGGTTCGTCCGCGCGTTGCGGGTGGATGGTTGCTGCGCAGACGTGCACGACCCTGCCTATCACGACCTTCATGGCGTCTTCTCCTGGGGTTGGTCCTGCTGCTGGATCTCCACGACGCGCGCGAGGCCAGCGGCCACGACGAGCAGTTGGGAGAGGGTGAGCGCGCCGTCGACCTGGACGCGCGGCGCGTCGTCGACCTCGGCGTAGCCGTAGCCGAACGACGACGGGTCGATGTCCGCCGCGTCGGCGGTTTGGGCCGCAATCTCGTCCAGGACCCGTCGCAGTACTCGAACACGCGCCATCACTACCTCCCTGGGATGATGAGCCCGCCGTGCTGCCGCTGCGGCGCGAGTGGCCCGCCGGGCCCGACCAGCCCCGACAGGATCGCCTGAAGGACCTGCTGGAAGCCCAGGTCGTCGAGGCGGTGCTTGATGATGCCGAGCCGCTTCGTCTTCGTGTCGAGAAGCAGCAGCACCGACACGTCGACGTTGCCGTACTCGTTCGCCATGACCTTCTCGATCGCCTTCTGCAAGTTCTCGGCGACGATGCAGGTGTCGGGCGTGACGCCGGCCTGCACCGCGGCGATGCGCGTGTTGCCGACGCCGCCGCGCTTCTTCCACAGGTTCAGGGCCTCCGCTTCGGTCCGGCCGGGGAAGTCGCTCTCGTGCGCCGCCGGCCCGAGCGCGCCGCACGACGTACAGCACACGGCGCGCGCGCCGGGGAGCTTCAGGACCTCCGGCTTGCCCGCGCAGAACGGGCACCAGGGGATCGTTACTTCTTGTTCAGCCATCGTCCCGCTCCTTCGGATAGAACGCTTGGCGCGCGAGCGCGACGCCTTCGTTGATGAGGCGCAGCAGGTCGTCCGCGCCCGGCGAAATCGTCGACGACTCGCGCAAGCGCAGGATGTCGCCGCGCAGGGCAACCCACTCCGCGACCGTCGCCGTCAGCTTGATCGTGAGGGGCGCTCGTTCCGGGTCTTCGAGCATCGCGCGTGCGCGCATGGTCATGCCTCCAGGGCGAGCCCGAGCGTCACGCCGGACAGCCGGCGCCGCGCGAGCTCGGCGTACTTCGGGTTCAATTCGATCATCACGCCGCGCCGGCCGAACGCCAGGGCAACCTCGACCGTCGTTCCGGAGCCGCCGAAGGGGTCCAGCACCGTGTCGCCGACCTCGGACCCCGCCAGGATGCACGGGCGCACCAGCGCGCGCGGGAACGTCGCGAAGCGGGCCTCGGCGTACGCCTCGGTCGGGATCGTCCAGACCGATCGCTTGTTGCGCGTACTGCCCTCCCAGGGCACCGATCCGGCCTGGTTCTTCCCGCTCCCCTCGGGCACGCCGCGGACGCTCGCCGGCTTGCGCTCCTTGTTGCCCGACCGGCGCGTGGGTGGCGTCAGCAGCTTCCCGTCGCGCCCATCGCGCTCCTGGGCGTGGTCGATCGCGCTGTGGGATCCGCCGTCGTTCGCCCAGCCGGCGACCGGCTTCTTCATGTGGTCGAAGCTCCGGGCGATCGTCTGCCCGCCCGGCCCGCCGTCCGCCCACTTGTGGTCGTCGGATCTCCCGCGCTCGTACCGCGCCATCGTGTCTTCGGCGATCGGCTCACGGATGGCGTCGGCGTTGAAGTAGTACCGCTCGCGCTTCGACAGCAGGAACAGGTACTCGTGGGCCTTCGTGCACCGATCGGTGACGCTCTCGGGCATTGGATTGGGCTTGTTCCAGATGATGTCCTGGCGGAGATACCAGCCGTCGTCCTGGAGCGCGATCGCGAGGCGCGCCGGCATCATGCACAGATCCTTCGGCTTGAGGCCCGTCGGCGGCGTGCGTGGGGCGCGGTCGCCGACGGCCCCGGCGCGCGTGTTCCCTACCTGCGCCGTTGCGCCGGGCGCCGCGCCACCGCCCCCGGTCGATGCGTAGGTGTCGCCCATGTTCAGCCAGAGCGTGCCGTCGTCTGCAAGCACATCGCGCGCAGCGCGGAAGACCTCCACCATGTTCGCGATGAACTCGCCGGGCGTTTTCTCCAGGCCGAGTTGGCCCGCCACACCATAGTCCCGCAACCCCCAATACGGGGGCGACGTGACGATGGTGCGGACGGACCCATGCGGCATTTCGCGTAGCCGGGCGAGCGCGTCGCCCTCCCGGATGTCGGCCTGCATCAGAACGCCGCGACCGATCGGGGAAGCTCGCGCACGCGGTAGCGCGGGTTGTTCGGCAGGCCGGTCGCGATCGCGGTCATCATGTCCTTCACGACAGCCTCCTCGACCGGTTGCCGGTTCACGATGCGCACCGACAGCTGGAGCTTCGAGTCGATGGTGCGGTAGCGCAGCCGGCACACCAGTTCGTAGGGCGGCGTGCCCTCGAACAGCCGGAGCCCGAGCTTGAAGTCGGCCGGGAACGTCGTGCCCTGCGCGACCGAGTTCGTCGCCTCGTACTCCAGCGTGATCGAACCCGTGTCGATCGACTTCGCCGACACGACGCGGCCGTTCGTGGTGATCTTCACGGCGCGCAGCAGTTCGAGCATCTTGGCCGGCGACGGGTCCTGGAAGTCCTGTTGGCGATCCTCGAACGCTTCCAGGATCGACCCGTGCCCGTGCCAGAAGCCGTCGAGCGCCGCCCATTGCTTCCACTCCGGCGTCGGCACCAGGGCGAAGCCCAGGCGCTCGTCGCGCCACCCGTCATCGTTCAGCACGATGTCGATGTCACCGTCGCGCGTCCAGTAGATCGGCGCCACGCCGCTCGGGTCCCGCGCCTTGCACGCGGCGATGAGCGACGCCACGTCGCCGATCGCCGTGTGACCGCGGCGGCGGTGCGGCGACGGCAGCAGGTGTTCGACCGCCTGGACCGCGTGGTCGTTCGGCCGGACCACGAACGGCGCGCCGTTCGCCCGCTGGTACGGGATCAGGTTGTCGTTGCCGGGCTTGGTCAGTTCGACCTTCACTTCGTCAGGCATTGCCGTCTCCTGCGACGCGCGGCGGTTCCTCGACCACCGGCACGCGCTTCAGTTCGAGCTTGCCCTGGCGCGGATCGTGGCGCACCAGGTTGTTCTCGGGGGTGGGCCAGAAGATCGACGCGCCACGGTCGGCCTTCGGGAGCTTCGTCTTCACGTCGTCGACCAGGACCAGCTGTTCGCTGTTCTTGGAAATCTTCTGCACGGTGATGGTGAGCGTCAGCGTGCCCTTCTTCCCGGTCGTCGCGACGGCCTCGACCAGGGCGTTCAACTCGTTCGCCAGGTCGTCCTCGGTCTGGCCGTCGCGCAGCGCGCGCAGCGTGTCAATGAACGGCTTTGCTGCCATGTGATTTGTCTCCGTGCTGTTTGATTGCTTCGGTGGTCATCGCCATCGTCATTTCGGCGATCTGCTGATTCCGCTTCGACCATTCCTCGACGCGCTCCGGGCGAAGCTGCTGCACCGCGAAGAACAGCATGGAGAACGCCGCCTCCAAGTGCCAGAGTCGCGCGTCGAAGGAGGGGATGTGTTCGGCCATGCCGCGCGCCACGAGCGCCCGCACGACGCTCGCATCTGCCGGGTCGAGCCCGTCGATGATCTTGTCGACGGCGGCGTCGAACGCGGCGATTGCCGCCTTCACGCGCGCGGTCGTTTCCTCGGGCGGCTCGCCTTCGATTACCGGGATAGCCAGCATGTCGTCACCAAAGGGGGAGGGGGGAAAGCTCGTAGGGGAGGTACAGCGGGTGTGCCGGCGTCCCGTCGTCGTTGATGCGCAGGTAGTGTGGCTTCGCGCCGGCCGTGCGCAGCATCGACAGTACGCCGGCCGCGCGCCCGAGATAGCTGCCATGCCGGCCCCAGCCGCAGACGAGCATCTGGCATCCGGTCGCGACCTTGACGATCGCCTCGTCGTTCATCCGCCCGCCGGTCGGCTCCGGCCCTTTGCCGGCGGCGTGCGCGTACAGGGCGGCGGGGTCCGTCGACCGCAGGGCGAACAGGTTGATGATCTGGAGCGCGGCGAAGTGCCACGCCTTCGCGCGCGCGTAGCACCGGTCGATCGTCGGGTCGTTGACGAGCTCCGTCGCCGTCGACGGGTTCAGCATCAGGAAGGCGATCGCGCCGTTGCACCCACCCAGCAACCCCTGGTCGATCGGGATGTGCAGGTGGTAGCGGTAGTGGCGGTCGTCCGAGAACACCGCCTTCCGGCCGTCAGGGGCCTCGGCGATTATCACGCGACCTCCTGGTCGTCCAGCAGCACGCGCACGCGAGCGCCCGCCTTGCGCGCCAGGCGCACGCCGCGGTAAAGCGCCTGCCACGCCGCGCGGGCTTCCGCGACGCGCAGCCGGTGCCACGCCTGCGCGCTCACCGACAGCCAGTAGTTGCCGTCGGCGTCGGGGTGGATGGCGTGCGCACGCGCGTAGTCGATGATGCCGAGGATGCGCGTGCCGGTCAGGGTGCCGGCGCCGGGCTCGCCGTGGATCGTGCCGGCCATCACTTCGGCGCCGGAAGCAGGTTGGTCGCCGCGCATTCTTCGAGGACCGTGCGGCCGTTGGGAAGCATGATCTGGCCGAAGAACGCGCCCTCGAACGACAGAACGCCGGTTTCGATCGCGGTGATCTGGCCTTTGATCCAGTCGCGCAGGATGGAGTAGACCGCGATCGCCGCGACCTGCTTCGCCTTCTGCTCGTGGTCCGCCTTGCTGACGCGCGAGCGATAGCTGTACGGATGCTCCTTCAGCCACGCCGCGGCGTAGCCGTGCACGCTCGCCTTGAGGCTCACGTCGCGCCCGCGATAGCCGAACTGGACCAGAAGGAAGCCGTCGGCGTAGTCCATCATCGTCCCGAACCGGGTGCAGCCGAACTTCGCCAGAATCTTCTGCATGTCAGCGGCGGCTTTTTCGCCGCTGGTAGCGCCTTCGTAGGGCAGCATGGCCCGACCTCCCCAGGTGAATCGGAATGGTGACGAACCGGGGCCGACGTGTCAACCCCGGTTGATACCTAGAATGGGATGTCGTCGTCGAAGTCGGCGCCCGACTTGCGCGTCGTGCCGCCCGCCGCGGGCGCCTTCGATCCGTCGCGGGCTGCGCGGTAGTCGCCTCCGCTCTGGCTGCGGGCCGGCGCGCCATCGCGGCGATCGCCGCCGTCGCCGATCATCTGCATGCGCGTGGCGACGACCTCGTGGATGTACTGCTTCACGCCGTCCTTCTCGTACTCGCGCGTCTGGTTGCGCCCTTCGATGTAGACCGAGCGCCCCTTCTTCAAGTACTCCCCGGCGACCTCGGCCGTGCGACCGAACAGCACGACGCGATGCCACTCGGTCCGCTCCTTCTGCTCGCCGCTCTTGTCCTTCCACTTCTCCGTCGTCGCCATGCGGAACGAGCATGTCGCCTCGCCGTTCGGCATGTAGCGGACCTCGGGGTCGGCGCCGAGATTCCCCAGCAGGATCACCAGATTAACAGCGGCCATCAGTGCGTTTCCTTCTTCGTGACGGACTGGATCGCGACCAGCAGCCGCGCCGGATCCTTCGCGTATTTCTGGATCACGTCGGCCGCGACCCAGGCGTTATGGTCGGAGGGCTCGCCGCGCAACGACGCGAGCAGGACGAACGCCTGCTCCACGTCGTCCGCCCCCAGGCCCGCCTTCTTCGCCGCCTCGAACATGCGCTGCTCGTGCAGCATCGACGCGGCCAGCGGGATGAAGGCGGCGAACAGGTGGCTCCACGCCCACAGAACCGCCTGGTCGCCGTACTGCTCGATCGCCGTGTTGACGAGCTTCTCCAGCGCGATCGACTCGGGCGGGCGCTTGTCGGTCGTCATGCCTCGGACCCGTTGACGATCCAATGCGACTCGACGCCATCCTCGGCGAGCATCTTCGGGTCGCCCTTGAGCGTCGCGAAGATCCACGCCTGGTCGAGCGTGCCGGCGTCGGTCGTCGCGAGCAGCCAGTCCATCAGCGGCCCGCGCTGCGCCGGCTCCAGAATGTCGGCGCGGTCGAGCGCGAGGAAGCGCATGCCCGTGACGTTCGCCACCGCCGCGCCCAGCACCGCGTCGACGCGCCATTGCTCCGACTCGGACAGGAGCCCGTACGGCCGGCCCCATGCCGTGACGTTGCAGTCGTCGCCGATCACCGGCAGCGGCCAGTCGCGGATGGCGTCGGTCGTCACGGCGCCGATCGCGGCGCGCAGCGGCGCCAGGGCCTCCCCGATCAGTTCCGACGGGATGCCGTTGGGCGACAGGGCTTCCTCGGCCTTCTCCCACGCGCCGACGTTCTCGTGGTGCTTGCGCGCCGACGCCATGCGGTCGGACTGCGTGTCGGCCGCGCGCTTCGCCTCGGCGTACTTCTCGTGCTGCCCCTGGAGCGTGCGCAGCACGTCGGCGCGCTCGGCCTTCGCCTCCAGCGCGGCGGCGACCTCGCCCTCGGCCGGCGGCTCGGGCATGGGGCCGGCCAGGCGCGCCTCGGCCTGCGCAATCGCGTTCTGGTTGATGATCGCCGCCTCGAACGCGCGCTTCGCCGCGGCGCGCACCGACGCCTTCACCCGCTTGCCCGTGGCCGGCGGCGTGTACTTCTCCAGCTTGCCGTTCACGAGCAGCAGGGCGCACCCGCAGTCCGGGCAGGCCAGCGTCTCGCGTTCTTCCTCGGCGCCCGCGTTCTCGCGGTTCGCCTCGATCGCGGCCAGCACTTCCGGCTTGGTGGCGACCAGCGTGCGGTCCACCTTCCGCTGCTCGACCGCCTTCGCCGCAGCTGCCGCGCGCTCCACCAGCGCGGAGTGCGCGCGCACCGCGGCGTCGTGGTTGGCGATCGCCTCGTCCATGCCGACGGGGGGCTCGGGCAGGGCCGGCACGTCGTCCGGGCGCCAGCCCTCGGCCTTCTTCGACCCGTAGACCTCTCCCGTCACCGCGCGCCACGCGCCGCGCGCCTGCGCCGCCCGGTCGCGCGCCGACCCCATCGCGCTGTCGAACCCGGCGGCGAGCAGCGGCCGGATCTCCGCAATCAGTTCGGCCGGGATGCCGCGCGCCTCCAGCCGCTTGGCGATGGCGTCCCGGTTGAGGGCGGTGCCGGACATCGCGAGGACGAACCGCTTGCGGTCCTCGGGCGCCCAGCCGGTGAACTCGGACGGCGCCAGGGCGATCGTCGTGTTCGTGCCCAGCATCGCGCTCCCCGCCCGCGTGCGCGAGGGCAGCGTGATCGCCGTGGTCCCCCGGTCGGACTTGACCATCACCGACCCCTTCGCCGCGCCGCCGCGCAGCAGGGCCGCGGCGTCGCGCTTCAGTTCGATCCGGGGGAGCTCGTCGAGCCACGCCAGCCGGATGGCCTGGTACACGCTCGTCTTGCCCGCGCCGTTCGCCCCGGCCACCAGGACGACCTTCGCCTTCGGGGTGATCGCGACGTGCGACACCCCCAGGAAGTTGCTGACCTCCATCGTTTCGATGTGCATGGCCTACTCCATGTTCCCGCGCGAGCGGCGCGCAGGGCGGGCGGGGGCCGGGTCGGGATCCGGGCTGCGGTCGGGCGTCGCGAGTGCCACCTTCGGCGCGGGCACCTGGTCCTCCGGCGGCGGGATGCCGGCCGGCGCGACGCCCTGCGTCGGCGGTTTCGGCTTCGCCTCCGCGCTCGCGACCTTGACCGTCTCCTGGGCCACGTCGACGACGGGCGCCTTTTCCTCGGCCGGCTTCTTCTCGGCGTCGACCTTCGCCGCGTCCTGGCCGGCGCCCGCCTCGCCGCCCTTGTCGACGGTCTTGCGGCGCAGGTCCTTCTTCGGCGGGAAGGCGTCCTCGGGCGTCGACTCGCCGTCCTTGATCGCGCTGTGCACGCCGAACAGCTGCACCAGGTCCTCGCGCGTCATGTCGTGTTCGCTCTCGCGCCCCAGCATTTCGAGGATCTGCGACAGGTCGACGCCGAAGATGGCGAAGGCAGCGATCGCGTCGGCCCGCTTCGTCGCGAGGCTTTTCTGGTCGCCGGCCGCGACGCGCCGCGCCGCCTGGTACACGTCCCACCAGATAGCTCGCGGGACGCCGCGCGTGATCGCGTTGCGCAGCGCAATCGACTGCGCCGCGTTCTTCGTCGTCAGGATCATGTCGGTCTTGTACCGCTTGCCATCCTTGTCGACGATGCGGCGCTCGACCTCCGACGAAATCGCGACGTTCGTCTCCAGGTCGTGAAAGATGCCCTGGGCGACGATCGAATCCTGCGACTCGTGGATCGTGCGGGATCCGACGCGAGCGTTGCGCCATGACGAGACGATGATTTCCGCGAGACGGATGCTCGGGCCTTCGATCACCTTGCCGTCGCGCGGCAAAGCGAACAGGCACTCGGCCGCGACGCCCTCGTTCAGCGTTGCGATCGACATGGCGAGATTGCGGAACGCGCCGATGTTGCGCGGGTACTTGTGGGCGGTCGCGATCTGCATGTCGATTTCCTCGCGCGCGACCATGCTCCCCATCTGCGGGGGCACGACCAGCGCGCTGGCCGTGTCCGACGACACGTCCTTAAGGTCCTTGATATTCGCTTCGTTCGTGGTCTGGTTCATGGGCTCACTCGTGGTAGATGCACACGTCGTATGCCGGGCACCATTTCTTGCTGCACAGCACCGACTTCGGGTTCGGCGGGAAGATGCCCGACTTCATGTAACCCGCCGCAATTTCGATCAGCCCCGGCACCTTCGCCGTGCCGACCAGAGGCCGCTTCGGCTGGGCGACTTCGCCCAGCCCGACGCGCAGCTTGCTGTTCGTCTGGAGCCCCACGATCGACGCGGGGCCTTCCAGCGCTTGCTTCGTCTCCTGCTCGACCATCAGCGTGTAGACGCCCAGCTGGACGCCGTGCCCGTACACGTCGGCGACGCCATCGGTGCCGACCGCCTTGCCGCCGCTCTTGAAGTCGAGGATGCCCTTGGTCCTGTTCGGGAACACGCGGACGCGATCGGTCGTGCCGGTCAGCCGGATCACGCCGTTGTCGGTCTGCACGTCGAGGCCCTTGCACTTGACCTCGACCGACGAGTATTCCAGGTCGTCGGCGAGCGTCGTGCAGTACTTCGTCGTGAGCTTCACCGCGAAATCGACGGCTTCGCCCTTCGTCATTTCCTCGTCGAACTCGGGCGGCTGCTTGTCCTCGTCGTCCGGTTTGTTGATCGCGTCGGCGGCGACCTGCGCCGCTTCTTCGACCGATGGCTTCTGCTTGTTCAGGCGCGCCTGGTCGTACACGGCGCTCCCCTTGTGGATCGCGGTGCCGACCACGGCCGCGCCGCGGTAGGGCAGGCGCATCCCCATCACGTTCTTCCAGTACCAGCGGTACGAGCAGTCGAACAGGTCGCCCCAGGACGACGCTCGGACGGTGGCGATCGGTTGGCTCATCGTTGCTTCTCCAGTTCACGGTGAAGGTACAGAAGGTCCTCGACGGACAGCGCGCGCATGATCGACACGCCGCGCCACCGAACGTCGAGGATCGTCCACGATCCGAACATGCGCGGCCGCGCTGTCACGTCGACGCAGCCGAAGCGCGCGCCTTGCGACACCAGCCGGCATTGGTAGCCGTGCCGGCGATCGGTCGCGGCGACGATCGGACCATGCCACAGCCGGTCCATGAAGTTCAGCAGGCTCATCGGGAGAGGCGGCGGGCGACGGCGCGGCCGATCGATCGGACGCGCTCCTGGAAGTCAGGGATGACGGTGACGGTGGCGCGCGGACCGAGCGTGCGGGCGAGGAACAGCGGCACTTCGTCGGTGGTCGGGTGCATGTACTTCGTGCCGATCGGCGCGAAGCGGCGCGTCTGCGCGCTCGCGGCGATCAGCTGCGCGCGCACCCATACCGCGCGGCGCTCTCTCGGCATCGACGGGAACAACTCGCGCGAACGGCGGCGAAGCTCTCGACTCATGGGGTCCCCTTTCACGAAACGACACGCAATGTTATCCTTCGCGCCGATGCAATGTCAACTCACTTTGATACAAGCTAGGTTGACACCATCCGAGGCGAACCGTTACGATCCGAGCATGGACAAACCAACCCCAACACTCTCCCTGGCCGACTGCCTCAGTCGACTCAAGATGTCCAAGCGCAAGTTCGCCGCGCGTCTTGGCGTGAGCGCGCAGGCCGTGTCGTCGTGGGGCGAGACGATTCCCGAGGGGCGCGTCTACCAGGTCCTCTATCTCTGGCCGCGCCTCGCGACGCCGGCTCGGGCCCGCCCCAAGAAACGCGGCAAGTAGCCCCGGGAGGGGATCTTGAGGAAGTTCGCCACCGTCTCCAGCGGTTTCTGGACCTCGCCGTCGATCGCCCGGCTCGCGCCCCTGTCCAAGCTCGTCGCCCTGTACCTGGTGACCTGCCGGCACGGGAACGCGGCGGGCGCCTTCCACCTGCCGATTGCCTACCTGGTCGCCGACCTCGGGCTCACCCAGGAACAGGCATCCGAATCCCTTTCGGACCTCACTCGAATGGGGTTCGCATCCCATTGCAATGGGACTGGCTTCGTAGTTATCCACAAGTCCCTCAAGCACATCGGCAAGATCAGTGCCAAGTACGCGACCCACATCTTCGGGTCGTTCGAGTCCTTGCCCGATGAGGCGACCGTCCTGGGCGCCGCCGCGGACGCGCTCCGCGAATACGGAGGGGACCTTCCGGCCGCGCGCCGGGACGCCCTGATCGCCCGGTTTGACAGCCGACGAACGGTCGAAAAACGGACCCCATCCGAATCCCATTCCGATGGGGTCCGAACCCCATCCGATACACAGGTACAGGTACCGGTACCGGTAAAACCCCGGACTGCCGACGCCGCTTCGCGGTCGTCGACAGGCCCGACAGGTCAGAAACGAAAGGCCCCACCCCCGCCCGAGGCGCCCGGCAGGGTGCCGATCACGGTCGAGGTATGGGAACGCTACAGCGCGGCCTACCGGAAGCGGTACGGCGCCGATCCCGTGCGCAACGCGACGGTGAACGCGCAGATCGCGCAACTCGTGAAGCGCCTGGGCGCTGCGGCGCCGGACGTGGCGGCGCACTACGTCACGAGCGACGAACGCTTCTACGTCCAGAAGGGGCACACGCTCGGCATGCTGCTCGCCGACTGCGAGAAGTTGCACACCGAATGGATGACCGGGAAGGGACCGCCGGTTCTCGACAGCGGCGGGCCCGCCTGGTGGAAGACGCCAGAGGGTGCGGCGAAGCGCGGACGCGAACTCGGAATCACACCGCGACCTGGCGAGTCACAAGAGCATTTCGTGGAGCGGATCAAGACCGCAGAGGGGAGGTGATGAACATGGCGAAAGCGAAGGCAGCGAAGGTAGCAAACATCGTGAAGGGCAAGGCAGCGCCGAAGGGCGCGGTGCCGAAGCCGGCAGGCAAGACGCCGGCGCCCGCGATCCCGAAGATCGTGCCGCGTCGGACGTTCGGCGGCGCGTAGGGGAGCAGCGAGCGTGTCCGAGCCGATGATGCTGGTGAAGACCGACAAGGGCACGCTCGCGCCCGGCGATCGCTACTCGCAATCGCTGGTCGCGAAGCTGCAAGAGGGGCGCGCGGTCCTCGCGACCGTGAAGCGGATGCGCAATCCGCAGTTCCACCGGAAGTTCTTCGCGCTCGCGCACATGGCGTTCGAGCAATGGAACCCCGAGGGGAAGTCGATCGCTGGCGCGCCGGCCATGAAGTCGTTCGAGCGATTCCGCAAGGACCTGGTGATCCAGGCCGGCTACTACGAAATCGTCCTGGGCATCGACGGCGAGGCGCGGCTGGAGGCAAAGAGCATCGCCTTCGGCAACATGGACCAGGCCGAGTTCGAGCAAATCTACGAGAGCGTCGTCGCCGTGCTGTGCGCCGGCATCATGCCGGGCCTCACGGTCGCCGAAGCGCAACGCCTGTCCGACGCCGTGTTCAACGAGGGCTTCTGATGTTCCCGAAGACGACGCGCTACGAGAACGAGAAATTGCGCCGCCTCGCGCGCGATCGCCCGTGCCAGATTCAGCTGGATGGCATTTGCAACCGCGACAACGCCACGTCGGTCTGGTGCCACAGCAACGCGAGCGAACACGGCAAGGGCGCGCACCGGAAGGCTGACGACTGCTTCGGCGCCATCGGCTGCTCGTCGTGCCACAGCGCGATCGACCAGGGATCGAAAATGTCCCGCGACGAGCGACGCGACGCGATGCGCCGCGCGATGGACCGCACGCTGCTCTACCTGTGGCGCGAAGGCCTGATCCAGGTGACGCCGTGAAGCTCGCGCGAAGCATCCTCACCGAAGACGGCGCGGTCTTCCGCTGCACGCTGTCGATCGCCACCGAGGACATCGCCGACTTCCTGGCGCTGCTCCCGTCGTCGGGGCGCGTCGTCGACGTGCCGACCCAGCGGGCGCGCGAGGCGCCGTCGCACGCGGCGCGCGAGCTCGCGCCCGGCGAGGCCCCGGTCGAGGCGCCCGCGCCGGCCGCGCCGCAGGATCCGAACAAGCCGCCGACGCAGATCGTGAACGTCGACGGGCTGCTCGTCGGCAAGCTCGGGACGACGAAGATGTCGCCGAAGGTCGCGCAGCTGATCCACCTGGTCCGCGACCCGCAGTTCCAGGCGTGGGCGATCGAGCGCGAGGGCAAGGGCATGCCGGCCGACGCCGTGATGTTCGCGAGCGAATTCGTGTGCCGCGAGCTCGGCACCGCGAACCCGATGGAACTCCCCGAGTCGGAGTACCACCGAATCGACGCCCTCATCGCCTCCTACACGAAGCCGAAATCCAGCCCGGTTGATCCCCCCGCCCCTTCCGGGTAATCTCCGCGCGGAAGCGTTCCCCGGTCGCACGGTCCCGCAGAGGCCGGCGCCAATAGCGCGTGCTGGCGCAAGGGGCCGTAGGGATGCAGTCGTTTTTCCTGGAATGGGCCTCCCTGCTGATTATCGCGGGTGCTGTCTTCATGGGGGCGTTGTCGCGATGGCTGTTGATCGACCGGCACGGCGGATGCCCGGGGCTTCTCCGGAGCCTGTCGGCCGCCGGGACCATCGCCATCGTGCTGTACTACGGGCTCCAGGAAATCGCCGCGTCGCCGAGCCTTCGCATCGCGATCATCGCGGGGTCGGCATTCATCGCAGAGGACATCCTTCTCGCGGGGCGCTCCATCTTCGAGGCGCTGCGGTCAGACCCGGCCGGTTTCCTGGTTCGCATCATTCGGGCCGTTCTCTCGAAAGGGGGCAAATCCGATGATTAGCGCCGCGTTCTTGAACACGATCGTCGCTCTCGCCGCTTCCGCCGTCGTCCTCATTTCCCTGTGGACGATGGTGAACCTCTACTTCATGGAGTTCAGCCGCCTGCGTGTCATGTGCGCGATCTTCGGATTGTGCGAGGACTCGCAGCGGGTGCAGGCGCAGGTCCTCACGCTCGCGGCGATCCGCGTGGGGCTGTTCTGGTGCGTCATTTCCGGGGTCGTCATCTGGTCGGAGTACTCGAACATCGTCGCGCTGGTGTGCGTGATGTTCGGGCACCTGGTCGCCACGATGTTCGCGCGCGTGCGGATTGCCATGCTCGTGCGCTATCACAGCGACGATTTCCGGCCGGCGGCGCGCACCGCATGATCCTCCTGTCCATGCTGGCGGGACCCCTCCGGGGATCGACGTGGTAGATCCGCGCTACTTCACGTCCGCCGACGTGCGCGCCGCGATGGCGAACGCGAACGTCAAGGCGATGGGCCGCGTCGTGCGCGAAGGCGAGACGGACCAGACCGACCGCGCGTACTACCGCGTCAACGGCCGGCCGGATCTCACCGACCTGTCGAAGCACCCCTACGACGGCATCACGACGACGAACGGCGCGCGCGCGAGCGGCGCGTACCAGCACCTTGGCACGACCTGGGCCGGCATCCGGAAGCGCTACCCGGACGACCTGCGCGGCTTCACGCCGCCCGAGCAGGACTTCGCCTTCGTGGTGGGCCTGGCGGACCGCGGTGCCCTCGGCGACGTGATCGCCGGCCGCTTCGAGGATGCGGTCGCGAAGCTCGAACAGGAGTGGACGAGCCTGCCGGGCGCGAACGAGAACAACCCGCGGTACACGATGTCCGCCGCGCGGCAGGTCTTCATCCGCTACGGCGGCACCCTCGCGACGGCCGCCGAGCAGGCGCCCGCGCCGATCGAGGACCGCGGCACGATCTACGAGCCGGCGTCGACCGACGACGGCAGGATCTTCAACCCCGAACAGGACGCACCCAAAATGGCCCCGATCGTCCTCCCCCTGCTGTCGATCGCAGCGCAGTACCTTCCGAGCATCGCGAAGATCATCAGCGATGGCGGCGTGAAGGGCCGCAAGATCGAGGAAGCCGCGCCGATCCTCGCCGACGTGCTGACGAAGACGGTCGGCGCGATCAACCTGCAAGAGGCGGTCGAGAAGGTCGCCGATGACAAGACCGTGGCCCAGGCCGCCGACAACGCGATCGTGCAGTACGTCGCGACGCTCACCGAAGTCGGCGGGGGCATCGCCGAGGCGCGGAAGTGGTCGACGGACGTGCAGAACGCGCCCGGCTCCGTGCTGCGCAACCCGGCCCTGCTCGTCACGATTCCGCTGCTGCTCATGGTCATCTTCGTGGTGACGATCGTGCTGGCCGGGCGCGGCTTCTCGACCTTCTTCCTGACGCTGGTGGCGGCGCTCGGCGCGGAGCGCGTGACGCTCGAAACCATCGGCCTGGTCGCCGCGTCGTTCAGCTTCTCGGCCGACATGCAGAACGTCGTCATCACGGCGGTCATTTCCGGCGTGCTGGGGTCGATCACGGGCTTCTTCTACGGGTTGAGCCTGCAACAGCGTCCGGCCCAACGCGCGACGGATCCGCCCGCGAAGCAGTAGCCCACCCACAACAAGGACAGGAGAGCATCATGGATCTGGCACAAGCGATCGCCTCGACCGAGGCCCTGCTGGCGTCCCTGCGCGCGATGCAAGGCCCCGCGCCGGCGCCGACGGTTCCCACCCTGCTGCCGCAGGACCCGCGCTTCAGCGACCAGTCGTTGCCCGCGGACCAGCGCGCGCGCCTCCTGGGCGACGTGCTGGCGCCGTACCTGTCGGGCGATGGCAAGTACTTCGCGCGCGACTTCTGGATGAAGGGCCTGCTGGGCGCGATGGTCGGCGCGAGCGTCGCCGACTACAACCAGGCGAACATCATCCTCGGCATGCTCGGCGGGACGAAGCCGCGCGAGCTCGCCGTCGTCGGCCCCGATGTCGAGGGCCTGCCGTGGAACGAAGTGATGACGAGCCCGGGCACGATCGGCTGGAATCCGCTCGGCGCGTCCTACGCCTACAACAACCAGCTGTCGGCCAGCGACAACTACGCGGCGTGGATCGCGGCCGGCGCGCCGAAGGTGAACGCGCTCGGCAAGTGGGCGAACGGCGGCCTGCCGCAAGCCTACGTCGAGGAAACCTGGAAGCACCCGAGCGAGCGCGACCTGGACCAGCCGGGCTTCCCGGGCGCCGGGAAGAAGAACCGCGGACGCAACCGCTGACCCGTCGACGCCGACCATGATCCTCAACCCCCTCGCCCTCGGCCTGTTCAACTTCGTCCTGCTGCTCGCCGGCATCCGGCAGCTGACATGGTGTTCGGGCTTCTTCTTCCCGCGCGTGCGCGGCAACGTGATGAGCGCGGTCTACAGCCTGGGGTTCGAGCAAATCATGGTCGGCGCGTTGCTGATGGGCTTCGCGACGTGTACGATCGGCGCGTACTCGCACGGAACACGGTGGCGCGCTTTCGGCATCGGGCTGGCGCTGTGCAACTTCCTCGCGCTGGCGACGACCGCCTACGTGTTCCAGGGTCCGATGCAGGCGTTCATGGGGCTGGTGATCGACTTCGTTCTCGTCGCTTACCTCGCCCTCATCATGGCCGCCAAGGTGCGCAACCCGTCGTAGGAGCCGCGATGCCCGACACTTTCTTCAAGTTCATGCGGTACCTGTTCTGTCGGACGTTCTGCGGTTGCGCGCCCGACTGCAAGGAACCTGTCCCCGCGCCGAAGCCCCAGGTGACGGTGCGGATCGGGCGAAACACCCTCACCTTCCAAGGAGACTTCGACATGAAACTCGCAATCGGCTTCATCGCCCTCGCGGCGGCCGTCTTCGTCGACAGCAAGGGCAACGCTGCGGCGATCGACGGCAATCCCGTGTGGGGTTCGAGCAACCCCGACGTGCTGACGGTGCAGGACAACGGCGACGGCACGGCGACGATCACGCCGACCGGCACGCTCGGCACCGCGCAGGTCACCTGCGAAGCGGACGTGGACACGGGCGAGGGCGTCAAGCCGCTCACGCTGCTCGGCGACGTGGAAGTCATCGCGGGCGAGGCGGTCGGCGGGCGCATCGACTTCACCACGAGTCCCGCGCCGTAAACAGAACCGCGGACCCAGGCGGGAGAAGGGGCGCCCTCGGGTGCCCCTTTTTTATGCAGTCCCGACCGGCGCTCCCTGGTCCTTCAACTGCGCGAGTTCCCACAGGCCGGCCGGCATGATGTTCGTGCCCTTCTCCCACGCCTGCCACGTGCGCCGCGAGACGTAGACGCGATCGGCGGCCTCCTTCGTGGTCAGGCTGCGCGCCTCGCGCCACGCGCGGATCTCGTCAGCGGTCGGCGGCGTCATGCTGCCCTCGCGAGGCGCGCGGCGACGTGCAGGCGGATCTTCTCGGGCGCGGACAGGTGCCCAGCCTTCGCGTTGCACAGCCGATGCGCCAGGAACAGGTTGCTGATGTGGTTCGGGCCGTCGTGCGCGCGCGCGACCAGATGCTCGACCGACTCGTCCTCGATCGACACCGCGAGGGCGCAGTAGAAGCACTCGTCGCCGTCGCGCGCGCGGATCGTCGCGGCCACCGGCTTGCTGCGCAGCGCCTTCCCGTTCTTCTGGTCGACGCGCCACGGCTGGCCGCTGCGGAAGGCCGAGAAGGCGCCCTCCGCGGGGCCGACGAACGACACTTCGTCGCGCTTGTTCCGGTAGACAATGCCCGTCTCGCCGCCCGCGATGAAGCGCGCGACCTCCCACTCGTTCGTCGGGCGAAGCACCTGGGCGCCGTTCGCCGTCAGGAACACCTCGAACTTCGGTACCTTCCGGCGGATCTGGCTGTAGAAGATCATCGTTGGACTCCAGCGCGATCGAACGGCTTCGCGAGCAGCGTCTTGCGCCGATCGGCGCTGCGACCGCGCGGGTCCCAGCCCGCGCACTTGAAGCAGAAGCCGGGGTTGGTCGATCGCACCTTCCGATCGAAAACGTAGGTCAGCATGCCGTCCGGCCCGCATCCGTGGCCGGCCTCGGCGATGGCGAGCTCGGCATCGAGGATCAGGTCGCTCGATCGCGTCGACGACTCGTTGCGGAAGATCGTGCACGTCCAGCCGTCCAGGCCGTTCATCGACTGGAGCCCGGAACCCGGATGCGGGCGCCACCAGCCGAAGACGGCATCGGCCGCGGGCGTGACCAGGATGATGGTCTGCCCGGGCGGCATGAACTGCGGCGACCCGACCTTGCGGCGCGAGTAGTGGCGATCGGCCAGGCGCGCGCCGCGCTCGTCGAACTTCGTGGTGCGCTGCCAGAGGATCATGCCTGCACCCCGCGCGCCTCGCGCTCGCGAATCAGCCGCAGTTCGAGCGCCATGTCGGGCTGACACTCGGGGCCGCGCCGCACGACGACCGCCTCCATCGCCGCCGTGTCGAGTCCGCCGCCCAGGTGCTTGTCGACCGCATAGGCGAAGCCGCCGGGGCACGCCAGCGCGTGTTCGAAGCTGGCGTACATCGGATCGGGCGCTCCGGCGTTTTTCAACACGCGACGCACGCGCGGCATGTCGGCCTTGTATCCGCGGATCAGCGCGCGTCGGTCCTCGCGCGGCAGCGGGATGCCGAAGCCGGCGAACATCGACCCCATGAGCTTCGCTTGCGACGCGGCCTGCTGGTCCGGGTTGCGCGACATCCAGATGGCCCGGATCGGCACGCCGGCCGGCAGGCGCCCGCGCTGCGGGTCCAGCACCTTCACCGCCTTGCCGACCTGCGCGGCGAGCCACGCCTTGTCCAGCGTCTCGCCGTGCAGCACAACGGCGGTTTCCTCGGGCTCGAAGGCCGGGTACTTCCCGGTGCCCGGGATGCCGCCGGCATCGAGCATCTGCATGACGAGCGAGGATCCGCAGCGGCCGAAGCCGCACACGAGCGTCACGAATGGCTTTGGCGTCACGGCGCCTCCCCCGGCGGCGGCGCGATGCCCGGCCGCAAGTTCGTCTTGCCGAGGACGTGCGCATGCCAGTTCGCGCACGCGGCTGCGGTCGTGATGATGTGGTGGAGCAGCTTGTCGGGCAGCTGCGCCGGCAGTTCCTCGAAGCGCCCGTCGAAGAATTGCTCGGCCGGGCGAGCCCATCGCTTCCCGTCGCTCTCGCCGCGATAGACGACGATGCTCTGCCCGCGGTTGTTCTCGTTCTCGACGACCGCGATCACTTCGTAGGTCGTGCCGTACTTGACGTGCCGGTAGCGAGGAAGAGCTTCGCCCTTCGTCGCCGCGAGGGCCTTGCCCGCGAGATAGCCGACGAGCCAGAACCAGTCGGCTGGCGTCTTGCCGGCGTCGTGGTCGGTTCCCCAACGCTCGCGCTGGTGCGCGGCCTCGGCGACGACGGCCTCGCGGAAGTCGATGAGCTCGGGCGCGTTGAGCTTCGCCTCGGCCGCCTCTGCCCGCGCGCGAGCGGCGTCGCGCTCGTCCACCGCCGCCGCGAGCATGGCCTCGGCCGCGTTCAGGGCCAGGCGAGCGCCGTTCAGTTCGTTGCGCATTCTCGTCGCCACGACCATCCACTGGTACATGTTCTGCCAGTTTTGGGCTCGGCCGTCGCGCGCCTCGTCGCGATCGGCACGGAGCTTCAGCAGCTCCTTGATCGCCATGTCGACAGACTCCCGCGACACGGCGACCTCGACGCCGTTCTCGTCAATCTGCCGTTGGATTCGCAGCGCCCTCACGAGCGCGTCGATCTGGTCGTAGATGGTCGCGTGCATGAGTATTTCTCGTAGCTCGTCGGTCATCGCGGATACTCCCTCACCCGAAGGTCGGCCGGCCATTCGGTCATGTCGCCGCCCTTGCGGTCGGTCATCATCACGCACCGCTTGCCGTAGCTGTTGCAATGCCCGGCCTGCTCGTGCGCCTCGTAGTTGTCGCAGAGCTCCGGGTCGTCGCGCATCAGCTGCCGATGCTCGTCGTCGCCGATGTTCTCGGGCACGTTCGACGCGCACCAGCCGCGCGGGTCGGCGCCGAGCTGCTTCACCAGCACCGGAATGTCGGCCTGCCGGCATTGGGCGACGATGTCGCGCGCCCATGCCACGTGCATCGGCCGGGCTCCCGCCCCGCTCTCGCCGCCGACGACGACCCAATCGAGCATCCGCTCGCGCGTCCCGAGCACGAGGCCCTTGCCGTCACGTTCGGCGCACGTCTCGTACTCCATCATCTTGAGGTCGACCGGCCCGAGCAGCGGCTCCGCGCTGATCCATCGGATAGCCGCGATCGTGCGTAGCAGCATCGGGATCCGCAGGTCCGCGTTGGCCTGGTCCTCGACGCTCACGCCCAGCCAGACGTTCGGCAGCGGCCACACGCGATGCAGCACGTCTTCGTGCCTGTACCTCGGCATCCGGCCCAGCATCATCCATGCGTGCCCGATGGCGTTGGCGCGCGTCTCGTCGCGGGCCATGTACTCGCGCATCCGCTCCGGCCGCTTCGTGAGGATCTGGAAGGTGTGCCGCGGCGCGAGCGCCATCACGGCGAACACCTTGTCGATGAAGTCGAACGGGACCTTCTCGTGGAACAGGTCCGACATGCTGTTCACGAAGATGCGGCGCGGCTTGGTCCAGCGCAGCGGATCGTCGAGGCGGTCGACGTGGTACTTCACGTCCTCGAAGTGGCGCCCGAAGTAGACGGTGCCGCGCGCGTTCGCGAGGCGCGGCCATGCCTGGTACTTCGCATAGCAGTTCTTGCAGCCGGCCGACACCTTCGAGCAGCCCGTGACCGGGTTCCACGTCGCGTCGGTCCATTCGATGCCGGTCTTGTCACCCATTGCTTTCCCCGTGGTGGACGATCGTTTCAATCAACTGGTGCGCGCCGGCCATCAGCACCGCGGCGCACGACGGGCCGGCGGCGTCGGAGCCAAAGCCGAACACGTTCAGCTTGTTCCCGAGGACCACGACCGAGCAGCATCCGACCGCGCCGAAGTCGCCCTTGTCGATCTTGTCGGCGACCTTGCGCAGGTGGTCCGCGACCGCCGCCAGGCTGACGTGCGGGTACGGGATCAGGACGGGGCCGGTCATAGGTATTGCGACAGGGCGTCGCGCGCCTCGACCATGCTCGTGAGCGCGCTGTCGCAGTTCTCCCGGATCGCCTCGGCTTCGGAAATCAGGTCGTCGATCTTGTCGCGCTCCTTCGCGATGCGCGCGTAGACGGCCGCGAGCTGCTTGCCGATCGTCGCGAGCCTGCGTCGTTGGGTGGCGGCGAGTACGTCCACGGTCTTCGGGTTACGAGGCATCGGCCTTCTCCTTGTGGACCCACACGCCGTTGCCGGTCAGCGGGTCGACGTAATCCAGCGTGGGGCGGCACCAGCAGGCCGGCGACGCCAGGTGTTCGATGATGTTGCCCCGGTCGTCTTTCGCCGCGCCCAGGTGCGTGATCCGCTGGCTCATGGCGCGCGCGAGCTGCCGGCGCAGCGTCCGGTTGACGCGCTTCTGCACGCGCAGGAGCGTCAGCGTCCCCAGGTGATTGCCGCGCTCGACGCGGATCCGCTCGCGCAACCGCTCGACCTCGGCGACCAGGGCGCCGATGCGCGGATGCTCGGGAAGCTCCGGCTGCATCGGTGCGTCGTAGGCGATCCACAGCGCGCGCGGCCCGCGGTGCCCGCTCGCCGCCTTCACGGGGCGCGTGCCGATCTGGCGCACGACCTTGTGCAGGAGCGCGGTGCGCATGACGCCGCCCCAGGCGCGATCGTCCGGCGGCAGCGGCAGGCCGCGCGCGTAGGCGTAGACGCGCACGTCCTCGTTCATGAACGGCAGCTGGCCGAGGTTCTTGCAGAACGCCTCGACCATCAGGAGCGCGGCCCTGCCCCAGCCGGGCGCGTCGCGCTCGGCGTGGGCGATCGCCGTCGCCATGCCCTCGTCGCGCAGGCGCGCGCCTTCCGTCGTGTCGTCCATGTCAACGCTCCAGCGAATCGGCGTACATCGAACCCAGGGCGACGCCGCTGATGCACGACCCGGCCGCGACGAGCAGGATGCAACTCGCGGCGCCGTTCTCGCCGACCATCGCGAGGGCCATGCCGCCCGCGAACAGGCCGATGGTCAGGCCCAGGCACAGGCCGGCCATGAAGTTGGCGGCGCGTTTCTTCGCTTCCGGGTTCACCATGATCGACTCTCCCAATCGGCGCGCACGATGCGCCAGCAGACCCACAAAGCCACGAGCCACGCGATCGACACGAACGGCATCTTCGCGACGGCCCACCACAGCACCACGTTGGCGAGGACCAACGGGCAGAGCATCAAGAAGGCGATGCGCACGGCGGTTCCTCCTGGTCGTCGTCGGCGTCGTTCTCGTCGACGAACTTATCCACGATCGGGCAGTCCTCGGCGTCGCCGCCGTCGGCCGACAGCCGGCACTCGCACAACGGCTCGTACATGCCGGGCCCGTGCTTCTCGTCCCAGCGGTGAAGGTGTTCGCAGTCGTCCGGGCAGTCGCCCGAGGCGAACGCGCGGCTCACGTCCTCGAAGGTGATCGGGATTACCTTCATGGTCATACCTCCGGCGAGCCAGGGCCGCGCACGTCACCGCCCAGGCCCTTGCGCTTGATCCACGGGCCGGGCGGATCTCCCGTGCCGTCCCACGCGGCGAGCGCCACGGACGCCTCGCGCGTCGTCGCGTAGCAGTAGCGGTAAGCGTAAGCGTCTTCGTCCAGGTCGACGCACAGCCCCGTCGTGAACATCATCTTGAGCAGCCCGCAGATGCGGCCGTCGGGCAGCACGCGGACGACGCGCTCGCCGGGGAAGGCTTCGCCGTTCGCGATGCGGTCGGCGAGCAGGGTGGCGGCGCTCCCGCGGTCGCTGCGCTCGGTGCCCTGGAGCAGGCCCATGCAGGGGGCGGCGAGCATCGCGGCGTAGTGGTGTCTCATCCGCGCCTCCCGGCCTCGGCCGCTTCCTCGGCGCGGGTCATCGGCAGGCGCCAGTTGGCGGCGATGCCGCTCGGGTCGAACTTCGCGACGGTGACGCACGAGCCGTCGGCGCACGGGGCCACTTCCTCGACCGCGAAGCCCAGGTCGCGCATCGCGTCGATGTGGCGCGGGAGCAGGGTCTTGGTCCCGGCGATTTCGGCGAACTTCTTCGCGTCCGCGTTGAAGGGGTACAGCTCGCGCTTGCCGTAGACGTGCTTCGCGAAGAACTGGACGGTGCGGGGCATGGTGGGGCTCCTGGTCAGTAGTCGGGCGACTCGCCGATGTCGTCGCGGTCGTAGCCGTCGATCCTGTCGGCGATGCGGCGGGCGCGGCGCTCGTCAGCCGCCTCCGCCTCGTTCATGGCGTTCTGGTCGGCCTCGTGGTCGCGGTCCAGATCGCCGCGGTCGAACCCGTCGAAGCGGTCGTCGCCGCCGGCCACGAAGTCGTCATGCTCTTGGCGCTTGGTGTCGATCATCGTGGGCTCCGGTCAGAACGAGAAGTCGTAGTAGCAGTCGCGGTCGCCGATCCGCAGGCGCGCGCCGCTCATGGAGTCGCCGACCCGGACGTAGCCGCCGTCCTTGCGCAGCGAGTAGCGGACGATCGGCGCCTTCGGGTTCGGGGAGAACTCGTACTCCTGCGACTCGCTCATCCCGTTCTTGTCGATCCGCTTGTAGTCGTCGTCCTGGGCGTCGACCCAGCGCGCGTTCGGGCCGACGGCCACGATGGTCGCGGGGTGCCGGTCGGTCCAGCCCAGGAGGGTGGCGCCCATCCCGACCGCGGGCACGGGCTGGCCCTTGGTGCCGGACATCAGGTAGTTGGTGAGGCTGCCGGTGCTTCCGAGGGGCATGGTCACGCTGCTTTCCTTTCGAGGTAGAAGGGGCGGGGCGACCCGCAGACGCACACCCAGCCCTTGCCGTTGATCCAGAAGGCGTGGTGACCGCAGGCGCAGGCGTAGGGGCGGGGATGGGGGATCATGGGGACTCCGAGGGAGGGAACCGAGGGCACAACCCCATCGTAGCGCATATCCTGCGCAGTATCAATCTAGGTTGATACCGTTCGTCGGCCAGTTGCGCGCGTGCAACACCGGCCGCGGCGCGATGTTTCATGTGGAACATCACGGGCGCGGGACTCACCGGTTGGTGCCTATTTAGGGTCTAAATAGGGTCTGGATAGGGTCTGGATAGACCCTCGCGCGAGCCCCCGCTTGGGGGTCAATTGCACCCCAATTGGCATACAATTCCGAGCATGGGGAGGGTCCGCTACGCCGGCCGGGTGAAGCCGTACACGACGCGCGGGATCTCGCGCGTGCCGTGCTGCCGATGCGGCGCCCCGTCGGTCCACCAGTGGCAGGTCTGCGCGAACGGCCGGCGCTTCCTGGGCGTGTGCGCCGCCTGCGACTACGGCATCAACCGGATCGTGATGACGTTCATGCGCGTCCCGCGCTCGCGCTCCCTGCTGCGCCGATACGCCCGCGTGTGCGGGCTCGCGCCATGAACCGCCGCGGGCTCCTCGGGAGCCTCGCCGCCGTCTTCGCCGCGCCCGCGCTCGCGAAGATCCCGCTGCCAGCGCCGCTGGTGCCCGAGGTCGTCGTCGCGGCCGACGTGACCTGGCCGCTGGTCGGCGCGAGCTATCTCGAAATCCGCGCGAAGGCTCGGGCGGAACTCGCGGCGTGGCTGGGGAACCGCATCGACCAGCTGGCGCTCGCCACGTTCGCCGACATCGCCGGCATCCCGTCCGACGAATAGGTGCGGCGTCAGCCGACAGCCATTGCGGCGCGCGTGGGCGCCGGTTAGCATCGCGGCTGGCGAACCCCCTCGTCGCGCAACGCTCCGGCCATCCCCCCGGCTGCGGTCCTCCCCAGGATGCTCGACGAGGGGCGCGAGCCCCACAGGGGGCCCATCCATGACCGACCAGCCCGGCGACCGCACCAGCGACGCGCCGCCGTCCGCCGTATCCCTTCCGAATCCCATTCCAGAGGCATTCCAACCCCATTCGGATGGGGTCCCGGAGCCGATGGGCGCCGCGAAGCCCACCGCCCCGATCGACAACGTGCGCCCGTTCAGCATGCGGCAGCTGCGGACCGCGGTGGCGCACGTCTCGGCCCAGGCCCAGGTGCGGCAGCGCGAGATGCGCAACGCCAAGGTCGTCGGCCCCGGCATGATCGAGGTCGACATCGCCGGGTGCCCGCGCTGCAACGGCAAGGACTTCCGCCTCCACCGGTCCGGGCTCATCCGCTGCTCGTCGTGCGAACTGTCGCTGCCCGACTGCCGTTGGGTGCCCCCGAAGGGGCAGCGGTGACGCTCGACGCGGGAGCCTTCGCCCGATTCCGCCTCCGGGGCGCCTTCATCGAATGCGCCGCCTGGTACGCGGTCGGCGTGGCCGCTTCACCGACCTGCGCGTCGCCGGCCCAGCGGTTCCGGACCAACGACCTGATGTTCGGCGTGGGCGCCATCAACCAGACGCGGGACCATCAGGGCTTCAACGCGATCGCCGAGCCCTTCCTGGAGGCGTGCGCGAGCGTCATCCGGCGCGCGGCGCCGGCCCTGGACGACCCGGCCCTGACGCACTACCGGACCGACGACGGCATCGTGGTGATCGCCCGGGCGGTCAAGATCCCGCGGCACGTCCCGCCGGTCTACTCGCTGGTCCCGATGAAGCGCCCCGGCCCGACCGAGCGGTTCCGCGAGCTTGAAATCGTGCACGCCCTGACCAAGGCCGTGAACGACGTGGTGCGCACCTTCCAGACCCGTGCCGAGCGCCAAGCCCAAGGGCTCTGACCCGACCAAGCGTCGTGGTCGCCCCGCGAAGCCCAAGGTCGCGAAGGGCCGGGCCCTCGCCGCCCCGCTGACGATCCAGCAACGGCTGTTCGTCTCCCGCTACCTGGTCCACTTCAACGCCACGCGCGCCTACCGCGAGGCGTACCCCGAGGCGTCCCTGGCGACCGCCGACACCGAGGGGCCGCGCCTGACGAAAGACCCTCGGATTTCCTCGGAAATTGCCCGTGGTGAGCGCGCACTACGCTCCCGGTACAAGCGGTCGGCCGAGAAGACCCTGGACGAGATTGCCCTGGTCGCCTTCGGGAACGTCGCCGACCTGCTCGACGAGAACGGGGACCTGAAGGCGTTCAAGGACCTGCCGCGGCACGTCTCGGCGATGGTCGCGTCCTTCGAGCGGGCCGAATTGAAGGCCACGGATCCGTCGACCGGCGAGACGCGGGTGATCGGGCACACCCACAAGGTCAGGATGCACTCGAAGCTCGACGCCTTGAAGCTGCTCGCGACGAACGAGGGGAGCCTGGTCGCGAAGGTCGAGGTCGGGGGCGCCGGGGACTTCGACGAACGCCTGCGCCAGTCGCGCGAGCGCGCCGAGAAGGCCATCCGCGATCGCCACGGGAAGACCTACGCCGGCACCGCCGAGCGGATCGACCCATGAGCCTCGGCGGGCGCACCCCGCTGACCGCGGCCCAGGCGCACGCCCTGGCGGACGATGCCGGCCGGTTCGCCTACGACCCGATGGGCTTCGTCATGTGGGCCTACCCGTGGGGGACCGGCCCGCTACGCGACGACCCCGGCCCGGACAAGTGGCAGGCCGAGCTACTGAGCGACCTGAAGACCGCGCTGGAGGAAGGCGTCGTCTCGACGCTGCCCGAGGCGCTCCAGTTCGCCGTGTCGTCCGGCCACGGCGTCGGCAAGACCGCGTTCGTCGCCTGGATCATCGAGTGGTTCACGTCGACGCGCGAGCATCCGCAGGTCGTCGTCACCGCGAACACGCGGACCCAGCTGCTCACGAAGACCTGGCGCGAGCTCGCGAAGTGGCACCGCATGTCGATGGTGCGCGACCTGTTCGACTGGACCGCCACGTCGTTCAAGCACGTCATCTACCCCGAGACGTGGTTCGCGTCGGCGATCCCCTGGTCGGCCCACGCCTCGGAAGCGTTCGCCGGCACGCACGAGAAGTTCGTCCTGGTGCTGTTCGACGAGGCATCGCTGATCGACGACAAGATTTGGGAGGTCACCGAGGGCGCGATGACCACCGCCGGCGCCATGTGGTTCGTGTTCGGCAACCCGACGAAGAACAGCGGGCGCTTTCACGCCTGCTTCGGGAAGTTCAAGCATCGGTGGCACCACTACCAGGTCGACGCGCGCAACGCCCGGAAGGCCGACCAGCGCAAGATCCAGCAATGGAAGGACGACTACGGCGAGGACAGCGACTTCTTCCGCGTGCGCGTGCGCGGCGTGTTCCCGCGGGCCTCGACGCTCCAGTTCATCAGCTTCGAGGAAGTCACCCAGGCCCAGCAGCGCACCGCGCGCGGCTTCGAGACGTACGCGAAGGTCATGGGCATCGACGTGGCGCGGCACGGCGACGACCAGTCCGTCTTCTGCTTCCGCCAGCAGTTGAAGACCTGGCCGTTCAAGCGCCACCGCATCCAGGACTTGATGCTGCTCGCCGACGTGGCGGCCGAGGAAATCGCGGCGTTCGACCCCGACGGCGTGTTTATCGACGTGACCGGCATGGGCTGGGGCGTCTACGACAACCTGCGGCGCCGGCCGAAGATCAAGGATCGGCTGTACGCGGTCCAGGTGGGCGAGGCGGCGATCGACCCGCGGCGCTTCTTCAACCGCCGGATGGAACTCTGGTACCGCATGCGCGAGTGGCTTCGCGAGGGCGGCACGCTGCCGGCGACGATCGACGGCCAGGTGGACGAGGAAATCGCGGCGGATCTCACCGGCCCCGAGTACGGCTTCGCCACGACGGAGAAGATGCAGCTGGAGCGCAAGGAGGACATGAAGGAGCGGGGCTTGGCATCGCCGGACAGCGGCGACTCCCTGGCGATCACCTTCGCGTCGTCGGTCGAGCCCCGCAAGACGGTCCAGGAGACGACCATGATGAAGCTCGCCAAGATGCGCGCCAAGGCCCGTGGCGAAGACGAATCCCACCAGTCGGCTTGATGCCCATGCCGATTCCGCGTACCCTCGCCGTCCAGCAGCCGGGCTCAGACCTGGCGCCTTCCTATTCGCTGGCGGCGACATCGAAGCGCGACCCCGCGCGGAGTGAGCGATGACGACGACCACGCAGCCCACCGCCACGCAGCTGGCCGACATCAACTGGTCGCGCTACCAGTACTGCCTCGACCGCGGCCATCGCGACTACATCCGCCGCGCGCAGCGGTGCAACGACTTCTACCTCGGCGCCGGCAAGCAATGGTCGGACGAGGACAAGCAACGGCTGAAGGACTCGGGGAACCGCCCCTGGTACGAGTTGAACCTGGTCATGCCGGGCGTCAACAGCGCGATCGGCTACCAGATCCACAACCGCATGGACATCACCTTCCGGCCGCGCGGCCAGGAGGGCGACGAGCTCCAGGCGGCGCTGCGCTCGAAGATCGCGATGCAGGTGTGCGACCACACCCACTTCCATTGGAAGGAAACGCAGGTCTTCGCGGACGGGCTGATCGAACAGCGCGGGTACTTCGACATCCGCATGGACTTCGACCAGAACGTGTTCGGCGACATCAGCGTCGAAACGCTCGACCCGCGCGACGTGATCCCGGACCCGGACGCGAAGGGCTACGACCCGTCGTCCTGGTACGACGTGACGGTGACTCTGTGGTTCACCGCCGACCAGGTGGCCGAATACCTGGGCGAGGAAGCGCGCCAGAAGCTCATGGAGGCCCACGCCTACGACAGCGAGGCGGACTTCGGAGACGATGACGACGAGGGCAAGCGCGCGAAGTTCGGATCGCGCACGTCGACGCAGTTTTGGGACCGCTGGACCGACGAGGAAGGCACGCGCCGCTATCGCCTCATCATGCGGCAGTACTGGAAGTACCAGCGCACGAAGGTCGTCGTGTTCCCGACCGGCGAGGTCGAGCCCGTCGACTACGCCACGCCCGACCAGATCCAGGAGTGGGTCACGCAGGGCGCCACGCCGTCGGTGCGCATGCGCCGCGTGGTCCAATGGTGCATCACGTCGCGCTGGGCGACGCTGTTCGATCAAACGTCGCCCTACGATCGCTTCACGGTCGTCCCGTTCTTCTGCTACTTTCGCCGCGGCGAGACGCGCGGCATGGTCGACAACGCCATCAGCCCGCAGGAGGTCCTGAACAAGGCCATCAGCCAGTTCGTGCACATCGTCAACACGACGGCGAACAGCGGGTGGACGGTCGAGGAAAACTCGCTGGTGTCGCACACCGTCGAGGACCTGGAGGACGTGGGCTCGAAGACCGGCATCGTCATCGTCTACAAGCAGGGCGCGCAGAAGCCCGAGAAGATCATGGCGAACCAGGCCCCGCAAGGCATGGACCGTCTCATCGAACACGCCTTCAACGCGCTCAAGGAGGTAACGGTCCCCGACGCGATGCGCGGCACCCAGGGGCGCGAAGTCTCGGGCATCGCGATCCAGTCGAAGCAGTTCGCGTCGCAACAGCAGCTTGCCGTGCCGCTCGACAACCTGTCGCGCACGCGCCGCATGGTCGCGGACTTCTTCCACTACCTGATGACGCGCTTCATGGACAACAAGCGCGTGTTCCGCATCACCGAAACCGACCCGCGCACCGGCAAGAAGGTCGACAAGACCTACACGGTGAACGAGTACTCCCCCGAGGAAGGCCGCTGGAAGAACGACCTGACGGCCGGCGACTACGACACCGTGGTCACGGAACAGCCGATGCAGGTGACGTTCGAGAACAGCCAGTTCCAACAGGCGCTCGAAATGCGCAAGGTCGGCGTGCGCGTCCCGGACAACGTGATGATCCGGCACTCGAACCTGCTGGAGAAGTCGGACATCATCGAGCAGATGGCCGCGTCGCCCACGCAGGTCGACCCGCTCACCCAGGCGAAGGCGGCGCTCGCGCAGGCCCAGGGCGCGCTCGCCCAGGTCACGGCGGACAAGATCAAGGCCGAGACGGTCAACGAGCGCGTCACGTCGATGTTCGCCGCGGCGCAGACCGGCGCCACGATCGCGAGCATGCCTGCCGTGTCGGGCATCGCCGATGGCCTGCTCAAGAGCGCGGGCTTCGAGGACCAGGACGCCGCGCCGATCATCCCGGCTGCGCCCGCGGGCCTCCTGCCGGCGCCGGCCGAGCCCCAGGTCATCGAACAGAACACGTCCCCGCTCGTCCCGGCGAAGCCCGAGAGCGCGAACGTCGGCATCACCAGCGGCATCGAAGGTGGCGGCACGCCGCCGCCCCCGGCGCCGCCCGCGTAGCACCCACCAGGAGGCTGTCATGACGAAGAAGGCAAGCGGTGCGGTCCCCAGCGTGGATCGCTCGTGGGAAATCGAAGACGACCTGCGCATCCTCACGCGCGCGTACGAGATCCAGAAGGACCCCGCCCGCCTGAAGGCGGTGCGGAAGTTGGCGAAGGAGAAGGCCGCGGCGCTCGACGCGATGAGCCAGGGCGCTGGCAAGACGAAGTAGTCCCAGCAGTTCTCATAAAACTCAGACAGGAGCATGCGATGGGCAAGCCCGTGCTGGATCCGGACGACGACGATGGCGGCGCGATCGAAACGCGCGTCAGCGGCGGTGATGATGGCGGTGGCGGTGACGGTGGGGGCGATGATGGCGGCGCCTCCAATACGACGCAGGGCGAGGACCGCGGCGATGTGGTCGACCCCGATGCGGCCGGCGGCGACGGAGCCGGAGGCGAGGGCGGTGCAGCTGGCGGCGATGGTGATGGCGGCGGTGGACAGGGCGATGCGCTCGACCCTGACGCGCTACGTTCGGTCGCCGAGGGCGGCGACACCATTCCCCGCGCGCGCTTCAACGAGGTCAACACCGAGCTTCAAGCCGAGCGCGAAGCACGTCTGCGCGCCGAAGGTGCCCTCGCGGAACGGCGCGCGATCGCGGGAGGCGAGGGAGAGGGCGGCGAAGGTGGCGGGGCAGCGAAGCCGGTCGACCTGAAGGAGCTCAACCGGCAGTACCGCACGAAGCTGATGGAGGGCGACGAGGACGCCGCCGACGCCATCATGGACCAGATCCAGGCCGAGACGTTGGCGCGAGCCACCGACGCGGCGGACCAGCGGGCCATCGCGCGGGAGAACGCGCGGTTGCTGAACGTCGCCGCCAGCGAGGTCGTCGCCGAGTTCCCATTCCTCGACAGCAAGAACGCGAAGACGCTGAACAAGGCGGCGGTCGCCGAGGTCGTCGAGTGGCGCGATTTCTACATGGCGAAGGGCGAGGCCCCGGACGTGGCGCTGCGCAAGGCCGCGAAGAAGGTCGGCCCGCTGTACGCGCCGAATGGCAAGGGCGACGACGACGGCGACGGCAGGCCGGATCCGAACGCCCAGCGCACGGCGAACTCGGCGAAGAAGGCCGCGGTCGCTGCCGGCGCCCAGGCCCCGCGCACCCCCACGGCCGGCGGCGGGCGCACCACGCGCACGACCGAAGTGGACGTGGCCGGCATGTCCGAGAACGCTTTCCGCAACATGAGCGAGGAAGACAAGCGGAAAGAGCGCGGGGATGTTGTCAGCGGGTAGCTGATTCGTGCATCATCCGACCAGCCGGGCCCCGTCCCCCCGGTTGGTCGGTTCAGCGTCCCGGACGATCCAGCCCTGCCGCCAGGCGTAAAACAGCGGCCGCGCCCCCCCCTGCGTGAGTGAGGCGGTCCCTCGGCACCGGAAAGTCCGTGTTTCCGCGCACGCGGCGTAACAGCGTGACCCGAAGACACGACCTTTTCCAGGAGAGCCACGATGGCCGCCACGAATTTCGCAGCACTCACCCCCAAGCAGAAGATCGTCTGGTCCCGCGACGTGTGGGAAGCCGCACGCGACCAGATGTTCACGAAGCGTTTCACCGGTACCGGCGAGAACAACGTGATCCAGCGGATCACGGAACTCACGAAGACCGAGAAGGGCGAACAGGTCATCATGCACCTGGTCGCGGACCTCGTGGAAGACGGCGTTCAGGGCGACAACGAACGCGAAGGCAACGAGGAAGCGATGCAGTCGTACAGCCAGGTCGTGAACATCGACCTGATCTCGCACGGCGTCAAGAACAAGGGCAAGCTCGCGGACCAGAAGACGGTCATCAAGTTCCGCGAGACGGGCAAGGACCGCCTGGCCTACTGGCTCGCGAACCGCGTCGACCAGCTGGTGCTGCTCACGATGTCGGGCATCAGCTACGCCTACAAGAACAACGGCGCCGCGCGCGTCTCGTCCGCCTTCGCGAACCTGGCCTTCGCCAGCGACGTGTCGGCGCCGTCGAGCAAGCGTGCGCTGATGTTCAACGGCACGTCGCTGCTCGCGTCCGACACGTCGACGATCACCACGGGCTTCGTGCCGAAGTACACGATGATCGTGGACCTGATCGCGTACGCGAAGGAGCACTACGTCAAGCCGCTGATGTCGGGCGGCAAGGAGTACTACATCCTGTTCGTGCACCCGCAAACGCTGGCCGCGCTGAAGAAGGACGCGGACTACCAGCGCGCGGTCACGAGCGTCGCCGCCGCGAAGGGCACCGACTCGCCGTGGTTCACGGGCGCGACGGTGACGATCGACGGCGCGGTGATCCACGAGCATCGCCTGGTCTACAACACCAAGGGCACGGCGACGAAGTGGGGCTCCGGCAACGCGGTCAACGGCACGCGGTCGCTCCTGTGCGGTGCGCAGTCGCTCGGCATGGCGGACCTGGGCCCGCCCGAGTGGGACGAGAAGACGTTCCAGTACAACTCGCAGCAAGGCATCAACATCGACAAGATGTTCGGCCTGCTGAAGCCGAAGTTCTACAGCATCTACGATGCCTCGACCGAGGACTTCGGCATCGTCACCTGCGACCACTACCTCCAGTAGTCCAACCCGGCACCACGGCGCGGAGGACACCCCTCTAGCCGAACCCTGAAGGCGACCGCGGCGGGCACTCCCGCCAGGTCGCCTTCGCACGTCAGGAGAAATCGCACATGGCACACCAGAAGAATTCGGGTCGGCAACAGCCGATCGAAGCGTACGTCGACATCCTCGCGTCGGATCTCACCAGCGGCGTGGACGTTCCGGTCCTCGACCTGCCGGCGGGCGCGGTCATCACCGACGGCGACATCGTGGTCAAGACGGTCTTCGGATCGGACACGGCCGACGTTCTCGATGTTGGCGACTCGGGGTCGCAGAACCGCTACAAGAACGACGCGAACGTCCACGCGCTCGGCATCGTCGCGCTCGTGCCGACGGGCTACGTCCACGCGGTCGCCACAGCGCTGACGGTGCGCTGGGTCGGCACGTCGACGCCGGCCGCGGGCTCGGGCAAGGTCCGCCTGCGCGTGCGCTACTACGTCGAGAACCGCAGCCAGTTCAACCAAGGCTGATCCCCCAGGGTCGGCCGAGGTTCAAGGAGTTCCGCCAGCACGGAACATTTCGGGCGCGGAGCATCGCGCCCGCCTTTTTCTCCACCAGGACAGGACATAACGACATGAACGCGAAGACCACCCCGGCCAAGCAGCCGGGCGCCGTGAAGATGTGGCACCCGGAAGGCGACTGCCAGATCGGGCTCACCAGCGGGCACACGATCGTCGTCAGCGGCCTGCCGACGGGCACCGAAATCCCGCGCATGTTCCGCCGCGAGGCGATCGCGCGCGGCTGCATCCCCGTGGGCATGTCCCCCGAGGATCTGGACGACGAGAAGTCCAAGGGCTTCGACCGCAACGCGCACATCAAGGGCGTCATGCGGAAGATGCTCGAATCGACCGACGACGCGGACGCCTTCGATCCGGACGGCAAGCCCAACCTCGTGAAGGTGTCGGCGCTCGCCGGCTTCACGGTCGAGCGTCACGAGCGCGATTCGCTGTGGGAGGAACTGGAGAACGATCTGGACGGCCCGCCGTCCGGTTCGACCGGTGGGGCTCCCGCCGCGCCGAAGGGCCGCACCGTCAAGGCCGAGACGACGACGAAGGACGGCGCGAAGTGAACGCCCAGGAGCTCGTCGTCCAGTTCCGCCGCCGGGCGGACGACATCGCCGTTCCGCCCCTGTGGACGGACGACGAGATCCTGTCGTACTTCAACCTCGCCCAGGACGAGGCGTGCATCCGTGCGCGCCTCCTGGAAGACGACTCGACGCCCGAGGTCGTCGAAATCGCCGGGACCGCCGGCGAGGCGCGCTACGCGCTGCACCCGAAGATCATCCAGGTCCGCACGGCCCGCTGGGCGGGCAAGCTGCTGACCGGCATCGCCCCCGAGACGCTCGACGATCGCTTCTCGCAGGGAACCGACTGGCGGACGCTCGAAGGCGACCCGCAATGGTTCCTCGACCCGCAGCAGGTCTACCTGCACCTGGTCCGCCGCCCGACGCGCGACGCGGCCATCAAGCTGTCGGTCTACCGGCGCGCGCTCGTCGCGATCGCGCTGGAAGTGCCGGCGAACCCCGACGCGGATCCGCCGACCGTGCTGGTGCCGGCCACGTCGCCCGAGATCCCGGAGAAGTACCACCCGCTGCTCGTCGATTGGGCGCTGCGCCTCGCGTACCTGCGCCGCGACAGCGACACCCAGGACGAGAAGAAGGCCCTGATGCACGAGGGCATGTTCACCGCGAGCTTCGGCCCGCGCCCGTCGGCGGACGTGAACCGCCGCCAGCTGGATCGCCGCAAGAAGCACACGACGTTCAACCCCGACTGGTAGGAGAGAGCAATGTCCAACACGCTTTTCGACAAGGGCCGTCAGCGTTTCGCCGAGGGCGCGTTCAACTGGCTCACCGACACCATCAAGGTGACGATGGGCGACTCGGGCGCCTACTCGGTCAACGCGAGCACGCACGAGTTCTACAGCGACGTTTCCGGCTCGGCGATCATCACGACGCCGGCCACGCTGGGCTCGAAGACCACGACCGGAGGCGCGGTCGACGGCGCGGACGTGACGTTCACGAGCGTCAGCGGCACGTCGATCGAGTTCATCCTGATCTACAAGGACACGGGCGTCGCCGGCACGTCCCCGCTCATCGCGTACATCGACACGGCCACGGGCCTGCCGATCACGCCGAACGGCGGCGACATCATCATCACCTGGGACAACGGCCCGAACCGGATCTTCAAGCTGTAACTGGTCGCAGCGATGGGACTGGCGCGTGTCTTCTACTTCGGCGATACGGGTGCGCCGCGACTCTCCGGCACGGCCGGGGATGCCGCGGCGCTGCTCGATGCGCTGCTCGTCAACGGGTACAACTCGCAGACGGTCACGTCGATCGCGCGCGTCGGTTCCGTGGCGACCGTCACGAAGACCGCGCACGGCTTCAGTTCGGACCGCGTTATCCGGCACGCCGGCTGGGACCAAGCCGAGTACAACGGCGACTTCTTCATCTTCAACGTCACAGCGAACACCTACGACATCACCGTAGGCGGCACACCTGCGACGCCCGGCACCACGAGTTCCTCGGCGACGGCGAAAGTCGCTCCGTGCGACTGGACGATCGCGCAGACCAGCACGAACCTGCGCTCGTATCAGCAGGGGCCCGGCAGCAACGGCTTCATCATGGGGCTCGACGACACGGGCACCACGTCTTGTCGCGTGCGGGGCTTCGAGAGCATGTCCGCGGCTGGCGTGGCTGTCGCGAGCGGCAGCGGCCCGTTTCCGACCGACGTGCAGCAGTCGGGCGGGTACTACTGGCGCAAAAGCGGCGCGGCCAGCACGGCGGCGCGCTACTGGATCGCGTTCGGAGACGAGCGGACGTTCTACATCATTTCGACCGTGGGCAACACCAGCTATCCGGACACGGGCGGCGGCTCGGCTGGCGGCGTTTTCTTCGGGGACTTCGCTTCGTTCACGCCGGGGGACATCTACAACACGATGATCTTCTCCGACACGAGCGGTTCCACCAGCTGGACGCTCTCTCCGAGCATGACGGCGAGGATCGGATCGACGTTCAACACGTCCGCCCCGAATTACGGGTTCGCGGCGCGGTCGTATCTTCAGACCGGCGGATCGGTGATGTTGAATCGCCTCTACCCGCTCGCGATCTGCGTAAGCGGCAACACCGTTGGCGCAATGGGCGGCGGCGTGACGTATCCGGCGCCGGCTGCCGGCGGGCTCATCATGTGCGACCTGCTCATCGACGAGTCGATTTCCTCCGGCCCGCGCGGGTGCCATCGCGGCATGTACGCCACGGGACACACGCTTCCGGGCAGTAATCTCGATATCGTTGATGGGGCCGCCGGCACTCGCTATGCGGGCAAGAAATTCATGCTCACGTTCCAATCTTCTAACACCTGCCTCGTCTTCCAAATCGGCGGGGCTTGGTAATGGCAAACCTCGGCGCCATCGGCAAGTCGGTCAGCTCGTTCAGCGTGATCGAGTTCCCGTTCTATGCGCGCGCCGACATCGCGCACCGCCTCAACAAGGACGGGTCGCTCGTCGGTCACGTCGTCGAGAACAACAGCACGCCGATCGTGAATTGCGCCGTGTTCCTGTTCTGGCGCAAGACGATGGCGCGGGTCGGGCGCACCTTCACCGACAAGAACGGCGACTACCGATTCGATGGCATCGACACGGACACCAACCAGTACGTTGCTGTTGTGCAGGACCCCGATGGTGGCGTCCAGTACAACGACCAGATCCGCGCGCTCGCGGTCCCCGTCTGATGGCACTCAAGTACGCCGATCGCGTCAAGGAAACCTCGACCACGACCGGGACGGGGACGCTCACGCTCGGCGGGGCGATGACCGGCTTTCAGTCGTTCGCCGCGATCGGCGACGGCAACCAGTGCGTGTACTGCATCGACGGTGGCGCGGAGTGGGAGGTCGGTGTCGGCACGTACACCTCGTCCGGCACGACGCTCTCGCGCACGACGGTCATCGCTTCGAGCAACGCTGGCGCGCTGGTGAATTTCTCGGCGGGCGCGAAGACCGTCCACGTCACGAAGTCGGCGCGGAACCTCGATTCGGGTGCCGATAGCTGTGTCACGGCCTACGAGGTCGACTGGTCGGCGAAATCGAGCGTGACATTCAGCAACGGCAACACCCTCACGCACGACGGCTATGTGTGGAACGCGGCCATCAGCGGCACGGGCGGCGTGTCGATCGTGAACGGCAGCGGTCTAAGGTTCGACTCGGGCACCGCCGAGTGCTTCCTGTGGGCCGATTTCAACACGTCGGGGAATAACGGCATCAGCCTCTTGCAGTACTGCCTGGGTCGATCGCGTCTGCTGCGCGCGCCGTTCGGCATCTGGACGCGAGCTCATTCGTACAACCTGCCGACTTCCGGCGGGTGGTACTACGCCTGCGGGCCTGTCGGCGTCTCGTACAACTATAGCTACACGGCGACGCGGCGATCCCGCAACGCCTACGGCACCGCGAACAACGCGACCGGCGGGTTTTCGGCATGGTCGGCGCAGCTGGGGCGGGATCAAGGCGTCGGCCTCATGCCGGGGAACATTTCGCTTGCCGATTCCCCGCCGGATACAGTGCACAACGGCACCGACGACGTCGTGCTGATGTACTACCGCGATCTGTACACCATCGACTACTACTACGGAAACTGGTCGAGCGGCTGGCCGACGATGGAATCTATGACGTTCGGCGGTCGCTTCGATCCTCACGGGGTCAACTACTACACGCCAGAGTCGACGAGACGCTATCGCGATCCGGGCAAATGGCGGCAGGGCGCCGGCGGCAGCGGAAGCAACACCGGAAGCCAATGGCATATCGTCAGCCGCACGCGCATCACTTATTGGGATCCGTAGACCATGCTCGGCCACGCCCCAATCGCTGGCGCCCCGATCGCTGGGACCGAGGCAGCATCCAGTTCCTCTGCGCAGTACGTCGTCGCTGGCGGCGACAACTACGGCGCTCTCGGCGATCCGCTCGTCACTTGGAACCAGATCGTCCTGCCGGTCGGATTCGCGGCTGGCGCGATCGGCGCTCTCACCGCGTCGTGGCGCCAATACGTTGGACCGATCGGATTCGACTCGTCGTTCGTGCCGTCGGTCACGATCATCAAACTCGCTCGGGCGGACTTCAACTTCAACCGCCCGTACACGCCGCCCGCGGGCGATGCGGTCTGGTTCGATCTCGCGGCCGAAGACGGAGAAGTTCGCCCGCGCGGCGAGCATTGGGCCAGTTTCGGTACCGCGGTTCTGACGTTCGGCTCGCGCTACCTGCTGCCAAGTGGCCTCGCGGCCGGCGCGATCGGCACCGCCGTCGTCACGAAGACGCCCGAGGTCTTCCCGACCGGCATCCCCGCGGGGGGCTTCGGCGTCGCGTGGGTGAGCCTCTACACGCGCTTCGTCGCGCCCGCGAGCGTGCCGACCGGAGCCGGCTTCGGTACCGCGACGGTCATCAACTACAACCAGGAGGTCCGCCCCGTCGGTTTCAACGCCTTCGCGGGCTTCGGCACCGCCTGGACCTCGCACCTGAACCGCACGGTCGCCCCGGCGGGCATCGCGGGCACCACGTACGGCACCGCGCGGCTCGAGTCGTCGATCCGCTACGTCGACCCGCCGCCGATCCTGCCCACGGCGTTCGGCACCGCGAAGGTCGAGTTCAAGACGCGCACGGTGTTCCCGTTCTTCGTGCCGGCCACGGTGTTCGGGCTCGCGGCCGTCGACCGGACGCACTTCGTCGACCCGACCGGGTTCGAGGCGAGCGCCTTCGGCGTCCAATGGGTCCACGACAACACGCAGTTCGTCGACCTGCTCGGCTTCGGCTTCAAGGAGACGGCCTTCGGGGATCCGCGCGTCTCGCGATCGCCGCAGGTCGTCACGCCGCAGGGCTACGTCCTCGCGGAGACGCTGCCCTCGGAGCGCTGGGGCCTGCCGGAGGTCGTGAACATGCGCCGGTACGTGACGCAGATTTTCAGCGTCACGCCGAGCGACGGAGGCGTGTTCGGCTCCCCGATCTGGATGACGGTCGAGAACCGGAACCGGAACGTCAAGCCGGACTCGTGGGACAGCGCCGTCGTGTCGCGCTACGCGAGCGTCGAGAACACCGCGCGCGCGGTCGACGTGCCGGGGCTCGAGGCAACGGCGTGGGGCGCCAACATGGTCGCCTTCCGCATCCGCGACCTGCCGGCGCAGGGCTTCGAGGCTGGCTACGTCGGAAACTGGCTCGTCGTGTACAACAACGCGCGCCTCGCGCCGGCGCAAGGCTTTGTCGCGACGCTGTTCGGCACCGCGGGCGTCGAGAACACGCGCCGCTACTTCGGCAACATCGGCGCGGGCGACCAGAGCGCCTTCGGCGACGCCTTCACCGCGTTCCGCGTGCGCACGGTCGCGCCCTACTTCAACCCGGACACCGCGAGCGTGTCCGAGCCGCTGGTGTGGCTCTCGCGTCGCTATGTGGAGCCCGCGTCGATCGGCGCCGAGACGTGGGGCACGACGATCGTGTACGAGCACTTCAACCTCGTCGCGCCGCGCTTCACCTGGGTCGAGCGCGTCGGCGAGCCGTTCGTGCACAACCGCAACTTCACGCCCATGCCGTACGGCTACGACATGAGCGAGTTCGGCCGCCCGATCGTCGACAACCGGAACAAGTACGTCGAGCCGCCCACGCTCGCGTCGACCGTGTTCGGCGCGGCCGCGGTCGAGTACCGCACGAAGACGATCCGCACCGCCGGCATCAACGCCGGGAACGTGTCGCCCTTCGCGCGCGCGGCGAAGACGACGCCGGACCCGCCGGCCCCGCAGCCGATCGCGACGACCGGCTTCGCGGCGTCGCTCTACGGCACGGCGAGCGTGCGCACGAACGTCATCTATCCGAGCTCGTCGAGCCTGACGACGCTGTTCGGCGCGCACACGGTCCGCGCGAATAGCATCTTCCCGCACGGCATCTTCTTTTCGTCCGAGGAAGACCGCTTCGGCGACGTGCGCTCGAACAAGCCGCGATCGCTGTTCCCCGTCGGCATCAAGGACCCGTGGCAGGTCGACCCGACGACCTCGAAGCCGCGGATCTCGCCGCACACGATCTACTGCACCTTCGACGTGACGACGCAGGCCGTGCTCAACAACGGCGGCCGCTGGGTCCAGATCGACGAGAACATCCACACGTCCGACCACCCCGAGCGGCCGGTGTTCGGCACCGCGTTCGTGAGCCTCGGGACCCGTCGCGTGACGACTGCCGGGCACCAGGACGACGTGCTGGGCGTGCCCTCGGTCGACCTGAAGAACCGGAAGGTCGCGCCGCTCGGGATGCGCGGGGCCTTCGGCGTCCCGCGCCTCAACTACCCGCAGACGATCAACGTGGGCGGCTTCGGCATCGCCGGCACCGCCTTCAGCGAGCCTGTGGTGACGAACCCGTGGCCGGTCTGGCTCCCGCGGACGCTCGCGCCGGCCGGCATGGTCAACGTCTTCGGGCAGGCGAGCGTCGACCTGTTCAACCGCGAGATCCAGGTCGCCGGCTGGTCGTCCCTCGCGATGGGGACCGCGCGCGTGCACCCGCCCGAGCCCGTCATCCCGAAGATGGGCGTCCAGACGCTGTTCGGGACCGCCCGAGTCGAGTTCCGCATCCGCTCGATCGCGGTCCCTGGCGCCGACTACCTGGACATGGAGGCGGGCTTCGGGGCGTTCCGCGATCGGATGCGCGTGCGGCGCCGCGCGGGGGTGACGCCGGCGTCGATCGTCGGTGGGGCCTTCGGAGCGCCCAAGGTCGAGCTCAAGACCCGCAACCTGATCGTGGACTCGCTCAAGACCGCCACGCCGTTCGGCGCCCCGCGCGTCTCGGGCTTCCAGATCGTCGCGCTCGGCGGCGCCGGCTTCGAGGCGACCGCGATGGGGACGCCCGCGAAGTGGCAGGAGGGCGACCCGGTTGCCCCGTACGGCCCGGAAATGACCGAATGGGGCGTTCCGCGCCTCAAGCGGACCGTGGCAGCGTCCGGCTTCCTCGCGGCGGTCCTGGGCGCCCCCGTGGCCGGTCCTGGCGCGCGGCCGCAGGGCTTCGACGCCAGCGCGATCGGTGCGGCGACCCTGACGCACGCCGACAACAGCTTCGTCTGCGGATCGTTCCCCCGCGGGCTCCCCATGACCCCGATCGGCGGTAGCGCGATCGGCAACCCGACGGTGGCGTGATGGAACTCGTGATCGGACCGTTCACCGTAGGCATCGACAACGTGTCGAAGGACACCGGGCTCGCGCCTGGCGCCGTCGTCGACGCGGTGAACATCGACTTCGACCGCGACGGCGTTCTGGAGCGCCGGCCGGGCCTCGGGACGGCCAAGGTGGCGGCCGCCGGCCGCAAGGCGCTGTGGCAGTCGCCCGCGACCGGCGTATCGCTCGCCCAGGTCGGCACGGCGATCAGCGAGGCGACCTGGGACGAGACGGACCTGACCCTGGCCGCGCGCGCGACGCTCGCGAGCGACGACCGGGCGTCCTTCTGCGACCTGCCGCAGGGGTACGCCTTCGCGAACCGGACCACGATCGGGCGGATCCTGCCCGACGGCACGACGCGGGGCATCGGCGTCGAGGACGCGAACGCCCCCGGAGCCACGCCGGCCGGGTCGGGCGGCATGTACGCCGGTCAGTACGCCGTGGCGATCGCCTACCTGCGCGGCGACGAGGAAGGGGCGCTCTCGGCCCTGTCGTTCGTCCAGGTGGTCGAGGGAGGCGGCATCCTGCTCGCGCTGCCCCAGCCGGCCGAGGGCGACGTGACCGCGATCGCGGTCTACGCGACCCAGCCCAACGGCGAGGTCCTTCACCTGCGCGAAGTGGCGCCGGTCGGCCTGCCGTCGTACATGCTCGGGCAGCGCGCGCCGGGGCGCATCGCGTCGACCCAGGGCCTCGCGCGGATGCCCGGCGGCAACATCGTGCGCACCTGGCGCGGGCGCCTGCTCGTCGCGCGGGGAAATGTGGTCCTGGTGTCGCCCCCGCTGCGCTATGGCCTGTACGATCCGCGCCACGGATTCGTGCAGGAGTCGGAGCGCATCGTGCTGCTGGAACCGGTCGACAGCGGGTTCTTCGTCGGAACGGCGAAGGGCGTCGTTTTCTACCGCGGCACCGAGCCCAAGAACCTGGAGCGCGTGCGCACGAACGGCGCGCGGCCCATCCCGTTCGCGAGTGGCGCCGCCCTCGCGAGCGACTTCGGTGGCGACCTGGGCGCGTCGGACAAGCGCGTCGCCATCTGGCTCGCCGAGAACGGCTTCGTCGTCGGCATGCCCGACGGAAGCCTCCTGCAACCGCAGTCGCAGCGCATCCGCCTCACGGCGGGCGGCGGGGCGATCGCGCTGAACAACCGCAAAGTCGTAGCGGCCGTGTCGTAACCACCCCAAGGAGATAGCCATGTCCCGCAACCTGATCCAACGCTTCGGCGCCGACATCCTGCGCGCGGTCCGTCGCGAGAACTTCGAGCGCACGGTCGACGGCGGCGTGCTGGTCTTCGGCGGCTCGCTCCGCTTCGACAATCACTACGTCGAGGGCATCAAGGGCCTGCCCGCCAGTTTCCGCCGGCACAAGAACCTGGTCCCGGACGCCGGCATCCTGCACATCCTCGACGTGGTGCTGGGCGGCACCGCGAAGAACGCGGCCTGGTACATCGCGCCCTACGGCAACAACGCGACGCCCGCGGCCAACTGGACGGCGGCGAACTTCGCGGCGAACAGCGGCGAAATCAACTCGGGCACCGAGGGCTACGTCGAGTCGACGCGCCAGCAGTTCGTCCCGGCGAGCGCCGCGGCGGGGAAGATCACCAACGCCGCGAGCATGGCCGCGTTCACCATCAACTGCACGACGACGCTGAACATCTACGGCGCCGGCCTGCTGTCGGTGAACACGCGCGCGGGCACGACCGGCGTTCTCATCTCGGCCGTGAAATTCGGCACGGTGCGCATCGCGAACGATGACGACACCTGGCTGTGCGGCTACGAAGTGAGCGCGTCGGACAGCTGATGTGACGACGCGGTTCGACCTGCCCCCGGTAAGTGTCCGCTCGGGCACTTCCGGGCGCAGGTACCTCCCGCAGGCGATGCAGCTGCTCGACCGCGTGATCCAGCGGCGATCGGCCGGCGGCCTGACGATGCTGAAGGGGTACATCCCCCTTTCGCCATCGGCCTACGCCTACGCGATCAGCGCGGGCGGGGTCAACATCGTCCAGATCGTCGCGGATCCCGAGCCCGAGGACACGTCGTTCGAGGTCGTCGAGACGAAGCGCCCCGATTTCGTGTCGGGCGTCGTCTCGAACGGCACGCTGGAAACGATCGACGGCGAGCAGTACCTTCGCGCCTTCCGCCCGACGGCCGACTGCGCGCGCCTGTTCAAGCTCAAGGCCAGCGTCCAGCGCATGCGCAAGCTGGCCGTCCGCCCGTGGCAGGAGTTCCAGGAGTACCAGGGGCCGGAGTCGGGCAACTTCCGATGGACGCAGTACTCGCGGCTGCGCGCGTCGCTGTTCAGCGGGTCGATGCGCAAGCTCGTACAGATCCTCCTGGGCTTCGGGCGCCAGGCGAAGAAGTCCATCTACGCGAACGCCGTCGAGTTCTTCGACGACGAGGAAGACGTGGACTCGCTCGACGAGACGATCAGCCTCTACGAGCGCACCGTGCTGGTCGACGGCCGGCAGCTTCGCTACGACTTCCGGTTCTACCGGACCCACGGCCTCACCAAGGACAACGACGGCGGGTGGTGGCTGGTCGAAATCAGCGCGACGCGCGGCATCATCGCGATGCCGCTCCCGCTGTTCCCCGAGACGACGACCGAGGACTTCGCGACGCTCGTCGAGAAGATGGGCGACACGGCCGGCGAGGAAGCCCTGTCGCTGTTCGGCGGGTACCCGACCGGCGAGACGTTCCCCGCGCTGGAGACGATCTTCGACGCCTGGGTGCGCGCCGGCAAGATCGTGCAGCTGGTCCCGAAGGAACCCGTCGCCGCGTTCTACAACGACTTCGAGGCGTACGGCACGACGATGGGGTGGGCCTTCAACGAGCGCGGCAGCGAGGCGCACAACACCGCCTGGACCTACGACCCGACGGACCGCTACCAGCGCGGCGTGCACTACCGCGCGAAGATCCAGTTGATCCCGGTGGCGGTCGACCCGCCGAAGGGCGCCACCACGCTCAAGCAGCGCATGGTCGAGCTCCGGAACGATCACCCGGACACGATGGACGCGAACCTGTGGAAGATCGACCGTCTCGGGCAGGGCCAGATTGACGCGCTGTTCGGCATCCTGAATCAGGACGGCCGCGAGGCGTGCTACCAGGCGCTCGACGAAATCGTCGCGACGCCGCTCGCGTCGCCGGGCGCGTCGGGCTTCGGGAAGGCCGGCGAGGGGCGCATCTTCCACGGCGGGACCGCGCCCTACCAGCAGATCAAGTTCCCCGAGCCCATGCTGGGCTACCTGATGTCCCACGACATGCGGTCGGACGGGTCCACGTCGGCGCCGCCGCCGAAGTGCGACACGACGATGATGGTCATGTTCCAGGGCAACGACCTGCACGTCGTGAAGTACTTCTTCGACCCGCGGACGGCGCCCACCTACGTCACGAACGACAGCTACACCGGGAACGAGGACATCCCGATCGGCAACTTCACGCGCGAGACGCACACCGGGCCCTTCGGCATCCCCGGCATGTTCTACACGTCGGTATTCGACGATCGCGCGGAGCTTGGCGAGGCGGTCTACATCGAGACGTTCAAGCGCGTCGACGCCGGCTACTACGAGACGCTGGCGACCACGATGGGGTCGGGCGATCGCACGTCAGACTACATCGACCGCGGATTCGATCCGCCGATCCCGTGGTCGAACATGCTCGACCAGCCGCGCTCGGTCTGGCGCATGAAGAAGTTCGGGTGGGACGAGTGGCGCGACAGCTACTCGCAGCTTGGCCTGCATTCGGCGATCGCCGTGCCGTTCAACGATCGGTGCGCCTACTACTACGCCCTGCTCCGCGAAAAGCGCGAGGTATCGCACTTCCACCTGTTCCACTACGAGGCGGTCGGCGACCCGAACATCGGCTACTACAACAGCCCGACGGGCTTCGGCGACAACACGGTGCAGGGGTTCAGCCACACGTTCTCGATCGGGAGCCAGCTCTGGCCGAATCACCAGACCCGCATCGACATGGCCGACAGCGGCAACTGGCTGTCGATCGGGGCGCCCGTCGCGTCGATCGTGACGAAGGAGTCGTTCAGCCTGGGCTGGTACACCTTCTCGACGACGACCTTCGGGGACTTCACCCAGGTCCTCGACGTGTGGCTGGCCTCGGATTCGGCCTTCCCGCTGGTCAAGGTCTGGAACGAGACGCGCGTGAACGCCGGCTGGCGCCCGCTGTGGTTCATCAAGTCGCCCGACGATGAGACACAGCTTACGCAGTTCATCCAAATTAACTCGAACTGCCTCGGGCCGACCGATGTTCTCGCATACGATAAGGTCCTGAATCCGTTCGCGTCCACCGACAGCGCGGTGCTGGGCGCCTCGACCCTGCCCGAGCTTCTCGGCGGCAACTTCTGCATCGTGGGAGTGTTCTGATGGCCGAGCCCTGCGACGTAGCCGAGGAATCCTTCGCGCTGAACGACCACCTGCGCGCCGCCACCGTCTCGCGTGCGGTGGAGGCGGTCGCGCTGGGCGACGGCCAGGGCGCGAGCAAGGTGGCGCAGAAGGTCGTCGAGGTCATGGTGCTGGACGACGGCGCGAGCATGCGCACCGTCATCGCCTTCGCGCGCGAGGCGCTGGCCCTGGGCGACGCGACGAAGAACGTCGTCGAGGGCATGAACGAGGCGGTCGAGCATGTCGTCATCGGCGATCGCCTGCGGTCGACCCAGCGCAACCTGGTCGCGGAGGCCCTGGTCTTCAACGACGGCGCGGCGGCGAAGATCCCGGCCCAGCGCGTGCGCGAGTCGTTCGTGTTCGACGATCGGGCCGGCTTCGGCGCCCGCCTGGTCAACCACGCCGCCGAGTCGGTGCTGGTGTCGGCCGCGACCCACCAGCAGGCATTCCGGATGCTGTCGGAGGCCCTGACGCTGCACAGCACGGCGATCGACCGCCAGACCATCCACCAGCACGCCTTCGAGGCGTTCGTCCTGAACGACGCTGGGCAGTCGCGCGGGACGTTCGTGAACGAGGCGGACGAGTCGTTCCGCCTGAACGACGCCGCGTCGCACGTCGCGGAGGGGTCGAACACCGCGCGCGAGGCCGTGTTCCTGGCGGACGACGCGGGCGACAGTCAGGACGTGGGCGGCGCATGGGCGGCGTCGACCGACACCTTCGCGATGTCCCGCTACACGCACAAGCGGATCGAGGCGATCGCCGTGATCGGCGGGATCATCTTCGCGGCGACGGCCGACGGCATCTTCGCGATGACCGGCGACGACGACGAGGGCGAGCCGATCGACGCGCTCGCGACCACCGGCATGCAGGACACCGCGACGCCCGCGACCGAGAAGGCGCGCGCGGACACGTCGCTGCGCCACGCGAGCTACGCCTACGTCGCGTACTCGGGCGGCCGCATGCGCTTCGGCATCGGCATCACCGGCAACGGCGTGGAGGAGCGCTACTTCTACGACTTCCCCGAGCGCACGGCGACCGCGCCGACCGTCAACCGCACCCGCATCGGGCGCGGCGCACGGTCGCGCTTCTGGCGCTTCCTGATCGGCAACGTCGAAGGCGACATGATCCGCGTGACCGACGCGCGCGTGCCCCTCGACCCGTCCTCGCGGAGGATCTGATGGGTTCCGAGTACTACGACCGCCCGTACAACCTGGTCAAGGACCAGATTTCGTCGATGGCCGCGCGCGCGGACGACGCGCTCCAGCAGGCCAAGGAGGCGACCGCGGCGCTCGCGGATCTCCCGTCGCCGCTCGGGGGCGTCCTCCCGCCGCAGTTCACGCTGCCCGACGACACGCTGCCGAACCGGCAAGACCTGGACGCGCCCGACAAGCCGATCCTGTCGCTGCCGGCGCCCATGTCGATCCCGGTCATGGGCGATGGGTCCGAGCTTCTGGAAGGGCTCGCGCTCACGGTCGACGACGTGCCGACGTTCGTGCCGCCGATCACCCAGGTCAACATCCCGGACTCGCCGGCCGCGATCGACACGTCGGGCGTGCCCGAGGCGCCGCCGGTCAACCTGCCGACCGTCCCGGACGCGCCGACGATCACGCTGCCCGAGGTCGGGGCGATGCTCGCCGTGAGCATCCCCACGTTCGTCGCGCCGACGATGCCGACCTTCGGCGACACGGCGCCCGTGTGGGCCGAGGTCGCGCCGTCGGTCGAGTTGAACTGGACCGAGACGCCGTACGAGAGCGACCTGTTCGACACGCTCAAGGCGCGCGTGACGACCATGCTGGGCGGCGGGACCGGCCTGACGCCGGCCGTCGAGAGCGCCCTGTTCGATCGCGCGCGCGTGCGCGTCGACCAGGACGGCGAGCGCGCCGTCGACCAGGCGTTCAGCGATTGGGCGGCGCGCGGCTTCGAGATGCCGCCGGGGATGCTCGTCGAGCAGGTGAACAGCGCACGAGAGACGGCGCGGCTCGCCGCCGGCACGATCGCGCGGGACATCCTGGTCCAGGCGGCGACGTGGGAAATCGAAAACCTTCGCTTCGCCGTCACGAACGGCATCGCGCTCGAAGCGCAGTTGACCCAGCGGTACCTGGCGCTCGCCGACCGGATGTTCCAGGCCGCGCGGTACCGCGTCGAGGCGGACATCGCGCTGTACAACGCGAAGGCGACCGTCTTCAACGCGATGGTCGGCGCCTACGAGGCGAAGGCGCGCGTGTTCGAGACGCGCATCCGCGCCGCGCTCGCCGAAATCGAAGGGTTCAAGGCCCAGGTCGAGGCGCAGCAGGCCATCGGGCAGCTGAACGAGCAGACGGTGAAGATTTTCACCGCGCGCGTGCAGGCCGTGTCGACGCAAATCGAAATCTACAAGGGCCAGGTCGCGGGCGTGCAGGCGTTCGCGGACGTGGAGAAGACGAAGATCGACGGGTACCGCGCGCGCGTCCAGGCGTACGCCGAGCGCGTCGGCGCGGAGAAGTCGCGCTTCGACGCCTTCAAGAGCCAGGTCGAGGGCGAGGCGGCGAAGGTCGGACTCCTGGAAGCCTCGGCGCGCGCGTTCGCCGCGACGATCGAGGGCTACAAGGCGAAGTCCGACGTGAAGGTGTCGATCGTGAACGCCCGCGCGGAGGGTCTGCGCGCCGCCGTCGCCGAGTTCGCCGCGCTGATCGCCGCTGAGCGCGACCGCGTGGGGTCCGGGACCGACATCGTGCGCGCCCAGGTGGCCGAGTACTCCGCGGACATCGACAAGTATCGGGCCGAGCTTTCCGACGTGACCGAACAGCGCCGCGTCGACGTGACGCGCGTGGAGTCGCGTCTGCGGAACAACCTGGCGTACTACGAGATCCAGGTGAAGGAGTTCGATTCGTCTCTCGCGCGCCTGCTGGAAGAAATGAAGGTGCGCGTGGAGGCCCTGAAGACGATCGCGGCCAGCACGTCGCAGCTTGCGGCGGGCGCGTTCGCGGCGATGCACGTCTCGGCCGGCATGTCCGGATCCGCAGGCGTCACGGACGCCTATCAGCGCGTCGACCAGTACCGCTTTGACGGGAGCGCATGATGCCCTACCCCAACACGTTGGACGATCAACGCCCCACCGGCCTCGGCACCCGCCAGGTCGCCGGTTCGATCACCGGTCAGCTGCCGCAGGCCGTCGCGCGCGCGTCCGCGCGGCGCGGGGGCACGCCGAACGCGCCGGAAATCGACGACGAGCGCGGCCCCTCGAACCCCTCGGGCGGTCTGCTCGACGGGATCGACGCCGCGCAGGCGCCGATCCGCGGCGCGGCGAAGGCCGTGGCGGGCGCCTTCGCGCTCCCGTTCGCGGCCGGCCTCGACGCCGCGGGCAACGCCGCCCTGACGACGCTGGGCTACCAGCCGAACGATCCCGACCGCTTCACGCGGCCCACCGACCAGTTCATGCGAGAGGGCGCGTCCGCGGCCGTCGCGCCGATCAAGACCGCCCTCGATGCCAACTTCAAGCCGGTCGCCCCGCAACCTGCCGGGGCTCCTGCGGCTCCCTCGCCGCTCGTCACCCCCCCCGCCACCGGGTCGCCGACGCAAGGCCAGACGGATTGGCCGGGTCGGCCGGGTGGCGTGGCCGCGCAGGATCAAGGCATTGCCACGCTTCCGGCCGGCGTGACGATGACGCCCGGTACCGGCCCGCTCGCGGGTCCCGGCGGGCGTCCGGGCGGCACCGAGTACTCCGGCGGCGTCGTGCGCGCGGACGCGGGTGCCGGCGCGACGAACGTGGTGCCGTCGACCTACTCGAAGGACCTCGCGAACGTCGACGCCCTCGTCTCGGGCTACGTCCGCGGCGGGGACCTGGAGCGCGCGAACGCGCTGGCCGTGACCGGCGCGCAGAAGGGCATGGTCGCGGCGGCGTACGGGCAGCGCAACCAGCAGGCCGCGGCGAACGCCCGGTACGACGCCGACGCGGCCGAGCGCAAGGACGCGGCCAAGGTGGCGAACGACCAGGTGCGCACGCTGACGCACATCGGCGGGTCGAACATCTACAGCCGCGGGGAGCGCGAGAACGCGATGCGCGCGGCCGCTCTGTACGCCGGCCAGGTGCGCGACAACCAGATCCCGCTCGGGCCGCGCCCGGCGGTGGGCGTCGACGCGAACCGCGACGCGGTGGCGGAAGCCGCGCTCGCGCAGGGCGCCGAGAACCTGGCCGAGCAGCGCGACAACGCGCCCGCGAAGGCCGCGCTCCTGTCGGGGCAGGTCCAGTCGCAGGCGATCGCGCAGAACCTCGCGTCGATGGGCCTCGCCGATCGGAAGCGCCTCTCGGACAACCTCGCGGCGCTGGAGACGGAGACGGACCCCGACAAGCGCACGCGGCTCGTCGACACGATCCTGGCCGCGCAGGGGAAGTCCAAGGCGCCGAAGTACTCGGCGATCCACGCGAAGGGCGGCAGCGACCCGAACAACCCGCTGTCGACGCTGCCCGACCAGGTGTACGTCATCGACGAGACGACCGGCCAGGCGCGCCAAGTTTCGCTGCCGGCCGGCGGCGGCGCTGCGAAGCCCGCTACCATCCCGAGCGAGGACGACTACCTCAAGCTCGCGCGCGCCGATCCGCGGAACAAGAGCTTCGACGACGACTACCTCCGCAAGCAGTACCGCGCTCGCTACGCCCAGGAGAAGTGACCGATGGCCGAGTTCGTCGACCCGCTCGCGAAGCAGCCCGAGTTCTTCGATCCGCTCACGTCCGGCTTCGAGCCCCCGACCCTCGGCGGCGAGTTCAAGAAGGGCGTCAAGCGCGGCATCGAGGCGACGAAGGGCGCGGTCTACGGCCTCACGTCGATCGCGGGCGACCTGACGGGCATCGACGGGCTCAAGGACTACGGCCGGCAGGGCGCGCTGCGCGCGAGCGCCGCGGCCGAGAAGGACGCGGGCGCCGTCTCGCGCTTCGAGGACATCGCCTCGGTCGGTGACGCCGCGAAGTACGTCGCCGGGGGCCTGGGCGAGCTCGCCCCGTTCGCCGTCACGTCGGCGCTGGGCGGCGGCGTCGGCGGCTTCGCGGCGAACCTCGCGGGCCGCGGCGCGGTCGCCGCAGCTGCGCGCGCGGCCGGCGGGCAGGCGATCGCGCGCGGCGCGGGCATGGAGGCGGCGCGCGAGGCGGCGGGGGTGGCGGGCGCGAAGGTCGCCGGCAAGGCGGTCCAGCGCGGCGCGATCGCGGGCGCGGGCGCCACGTCGATCGGCACCGAGGCGGGCCTGATCCAGGGCGACACCTACGAGCAGACCGGGAAGACCGACCCGCTCGCGGCGATCGGCTACGGCGTGCCGGCGGGCCTGCTCGACGTGCTGCCCGAGGCCCGGCTGATCGGGAAGGTCGTCGGGAAGGCGAAGCCGCGCGGCGGCGCGCTCGTCGACATCGCGAAGCAGGTGGGCGCCGAGGCGACGACCGAAGGCGCGCAGACCGTCCTGGAGCGCAAGGCGGTCGAACACGTCGACCCGTCGATCAAGACCTTCTCGCCCGAGGGCGTGTCGGACATCCTGAACGCGGGCATCCTCGGCGGACTCGGCGGCGGCGTCGCGGGCAGCATCGGCCACGGCATCGAACGGCTGCGGCGCCAGCCCGAGGCGGTCCCCGCGCCGGCCGCGGCCCCGACCGGGCTCCTGCCGTCGCCCGAGACGGTCACGCGCCCGCCGATCGTGCCGCCGCCCCAAGGCACGCCCGACCCGACGCCGGGCCTGGACGCCGACCGGAACGCCGACGAGGTATACGCGGCGCGCGCGGCCGAGGACGCCCGCCTCGCGGCGCTGCGCGGCGAGCCCGCGCCGGCGACGGGCGCCGCGCCTGTCGCCCCCGCGGAGAAGAGCCCCGCGTCCGCCGCCCAGGGAGAGGAAGGGGGCGGCTCTTCCACGCTGCCCGACCTGCCCCCGCTGTCCGACGATGACGCGAACGCCGCGCTCGACCGCATGGCGACCGCCTCGCGCGCCGACAACTCGGCCCTGCGCGACTTCTCGGTGCCCAAGCCGTGGGAGAAGCCCGATGCCGGCCCGGTCGCGCGCGCCGCGGGCGCCGCCGTCCAGTCGGGCGCGGCGGCGGATCCGTACGAGCCTGCCGGCGCGCCGCCGAATGCGCCCCTGCGCGCCGACGTGACGAGCCCGCCGGACCTCCAGATGCAGCCGCGGGACCGCTCGCGGCCCGCGTCGGTCGCGCAGATGAACGCGATCGCGAACAACCCCGACTACGATCGTCTCGGCACCGGCAAGTCCCCGAACGAGGCGGCGCCGATGGTGTCGGTGGCCGCCAACGCCTCGGCCATCCCGGACACGAACTTCGGGCACACGTCGCGCGTCGTCATGGGCGACGGGTCGAAGATCGGCGTGCGCTACGCGGTCGTCGAGGCCGACGACGTGCTGGCCTCGAACAACGCCGACGGCTCGGTGAACGGCGACTACTTCACCAAGCCGGCGCCGGGCACGATCCGCGCGCTCAACAACGGCCGCGTCGCGGGCCTCCAAGAGGCGTACCGGCGCGGGAGCGCGGAGACGTACCGCGCAGCGCTGATCGAGAACGCGAAGGAACACGGCATCCCGCCCGAGGCGATTGCCGCGGTCAAGAACCCGATCCTGGTGCGCGTCTACGACGACGCCGAGAACGCGCGGCCGAACATCGGCGCGCTGTCGAACCCGCAGAGCCACCTGAACCTGTCGTCGCCCGAGCAAGCGCAGAACGACGCGCGCGCGCTGGATCCGGAGGGGCTGAACGTCTCGGACAACGGTGCGATCGACACGCCGGACAACGACGCGGCGCTGCGGTCGTTCCTGCGCGCCGTGCCGCCCGACGAGCGCAACAACCTGGTCACGAAAGAGGGAAAATTCACCAAGCAGTTCGTCGACCGCTACCGCGCCGCGCTGTTCGCGAAGGCGTACGGCAACGCGGACCTGGTGAGCCTCGCGACCGAGGAAAACGACTCGGACATCAAGAACATCCTGCACGCCTTCACCGCCGCCGCGCCCGCGTGGGCGAAGGTGGACTTCGGTGGCGAACTCGACATCCGGCCGGCGATGATCGAGGCCGCGCAGATCGTCCGCGA